TGACGCACGGGGCTTCGGCCCCCCTTTTTTTTCTTACTATCACTTAACTACTATCACGCCGTTTGTTGCAGAGGCTCGCCGGTGTGCTAGAGTCGGACTGTGTCTAACAAGTTAGGCACATAACTAACCCATAACCTAAAAGGTGAATGATATGAAAGCTATTGCTAAAGCAGTAAACAAGAAAACCTCAGTGAAGGATATGAACCCCGTCACGCAAGCGTTGCGCCGTGCGGAGTCGGCAGATGATAAGGCGCGCGTGGAGTATGTAGAGGCCGCGCGGATTATCGCAGAGGAGCGCGATCAATCCATTGCGCCGGCTGACGCGCATCCGCAGTTGATGAAACGCGCGAAGGCGATTTGTGTCGCGGATGGTGTGGTGTTCAAAAAGAACACTTGGGAAAAGCTAGGCCGGTTCCTCATTCTGGCTATGGCTGGCGATCTACCCGTCACTGTCAAACGTGCTACCAGCAAGGCCGATTCGGTCGTCACTCCCGCGAATGTCGCGCTCGACACGATTCCGGTCAACATGCTGAGCAAGGCCGCGCAGGAAATCAAGGCGCAGTGGGCCGGCAAAAAGGCGCCGGATGTGCAAACCCGCGCGCCACGTGCCGCGACTCCCGCGCCCAAGACAAAGGCGGATGGCGACATCAAGGCCGCAGTCAAATACTGGCTAGCGCACGCGACCGAGCGCCGATTGTTCGAGGCCGTGCTAACTGAACTGGGGTTCCACCTAGCGCCGAATGAGGCCGGCGCTACCATTGCGGTAGGCGATGGCGCAACCCAAACCAAAAAGGGTAGTGTCAAGACTGTCCGCGCTCACTAAACCAACCCCAACCCAAGGCGCCGAAAGGCGCCTTTTTTTTCAAAATTACTATCACTACTACTATCACACGGTGGAGAGGCGCGCCGGTAGAGTTTCGCATAATGCATTAGCTTTTTGCAGTTTGCGACTGCGCGCGCGATGTGGCTAGAGGCTTGCCGGTTTTACTATCACTACTACTATCAGCCGGTCGAGAGGCGCGCCGAGCTAATGCGTTAGACAGTCGGCTAACACGTTAGCCAGTAGTTGCTGTAACTAGTTGTAGCTACTAGTTGCTGTAACTAGTTGTAGCGACTACTGGCGATTTTCTTGCAACGAACGAGTTATAAATAGGCCAACAACTAGTACAACTAGAATTTCGGAAAAAAGTTAGTAGGCACTATCGCGGAGATGGTTGGCAGAAAGCCAAATAAAAAAGAGTAGTTGTACTAGTTAGTTAAGTTAACTAAAACTAAAGCAAATTATTTCTCGCCCCAATTTTTTTATGCGCACAGCCTTTTCATTTTTCGACCCCCCACATTTTTTCCTCGACTTTTAGTTAACTTAACTAACTAGTTGGGAATACCAAGCAAATCAAGCACTTACCGCCGACCCCACTAGTTGTACTAGTTGTAACCGCATCCGCGCCCCCAATCCTTACTCCTAACAGGTTCAGGGTTGACATAGCATACAGCCTCTGTATACTGGAAACTGTGGGGAGGTATATACTCACCACGGCGGCATCTGCCGCGTTTCATTAACCGGCTAACGCGTTAGCCAAACTGATAACTGTTAGGAGTGTCCAAGATGACTGATCCGATACTAAGCAAAGCCAACCGGCTCGCCGAGCTTACCGCAGAGCGCGACCGCGAAATGGAAAAGCTAACGACTGCCCTGTTGATCCGCAACCTGTGGCCGCAAGCGTTTGACTGCGGCCCCGTGAAAGCGGGTTGGGGCGGCGGAACAATACACGCTGTGGGGCTACACGGCCACAAGGTGCAGAAATACCGAATTACCCGTGGCGATGGCGAGTCGCGCACGTTCGCTTATAACCAAGTACCTAGCGGGTTAGGTGGAGGGCTTGACAATGACTGATCCAATCCAGCGCGCGACCCTTCGCGATATGCGATATTACGTGCGCGACCGCAAACCGTTCGTGAACACGAACCACACCTGCTATGCGCAGTTTACCGAGCATGGCGACTATGTAGTGTATAGCTACGGCGAGCACTGGCCGCTGTTTATCTACCGCAACGGCGTCTGGTACGAGAACGAGGATAAGTACGGCGTAACCACTAGCCGGCATCACTCTGCGTGCCACCCGCTGTACGAGACTGTCGGTATTCCTTGCAAACTGGCTATTGAGTTAGCCAAAGGCTCGCCGATTTCCGATGACGACATTTTGCGCGTGAGCGCACACGAGACGCTGAACGCTGTGTTCGGCCACTACTTTGAGGGAGGCTCTACCCATGACTGATTCAACTGTAGCACCTGTACTTTCGTCGATTCGCAACCGAGCGGTAATTGTGAGTCTGGTATTCAACAAACCCAAGCTATCCGCGAAAGACGCCAAAGCGTCAACCGATGCGGCACTGGCCAACAATGCGGACGCATCTGTGCTCGACACAAACCGCAAGCTCTACCCCAAGCCGCTGATCGCGCCCATCCTCGCGGTGGAAGCCGAGGCACGCAACTACCTACGCGCACGCAGTTCGATGGCGCTGGTTGACGGCGTGTTTGTTGTCAACACTGGCCTGCTCATGGAGGTGCTTCCTGCTCTTAATGAGTTTGAGGTAAAGCGACAGCAGGCAGTGACCGTGTTTGCGCAAAACTGGTCTAACGTGTTAGCCAATGCACAAGCGAGCCAAGGTGGTCTGTATGACGCCACGCAGTACCCCGATGTGTCAGAGGTGGTTAGCCAGTTCAAGATGTCGATACGCACCCTGCCTATCGGTGATCTTGGCGGTGGCCTGTTCGATGACATTGAGTCAGAGCTACGCGAGCAGGTGACTGAGCAGGTCGAGCAGACCACCAAGCACATCATGGCCGGCGCTGTGTCCGAGCCGTTGGAACGGCTGATTGAGTCTGTCATCAATATGTATGACAAGACCAGTCGCGACAATTCACGCGTGCACGACTCGCTAGTGCGGTCTCTCAAGGACGTGGCCGACCGTATGCCTGCGCTTAACGTGTTAGGGCTAACGCAGTTGAACGATCTGGCTGCGCACTGCTCGCGCACATTCGACGTGCCTGTGGAAGCACTCAAGCGTAAGGACTCTGCCATCCGTGAGCAGACAGCCAACAACGCCAAGGAAGTGCTGGCCGCGTGTGGCGTTGACCCAACCCGTGCCCAAGGTGCAACTACGCAGGAAATGCGGGAGCTTGCGGCAACGGCGGCTAGTGATATACTAGCTCAAATGGACGGCATGTTTTAGCCGTCTTTGTGTAACCGTGTGTAGCCTTGCTACACACATCTCATTGTGTTTGTAATTAACTTATTAGGAGTAATACCTATGCGTATTGGTGATATGTCTTCAACAATCCAAACCCTCTACACTAACCCGATCACGCGCAAGCGATCCCTGTTCTTTGTCGGCAAGTCCGGCGTAGGCAAATCCGCTGGCGTGCACCAAGCGGCTAACGCGTTAGCCAAGTCGGTTGACAACTGGCAGGGTGTGATCGACCTTCGGCTTAACATGTTCAACGCAACTGATATGTCTGGCCTGCCCGCGCCAGACCTTGAACAGCAGATCGTGCGCTGGCTCCGCAACGAGTGGTGGCCAACTGCTAAGGACTCAAGCGGCATCCTGTTCCTTGACGAGCTTACGTCCGCGCCCAACAGCGTGATGGCTAGTGCGTATCAGATTGCGCTCGACCGTGCGCTTGGCCAGCACCAACTGCCCGAGGGCTGGATGGTCATAGCCGCAGGTAACCGCACGTCTGATCGCGGCGTAGTCAATGCCGTCCCCTCGCCACTGCTCAACAGGTTTACAGAAATCGAGATCAACGAGCACATTGACGACACGCTCGACTACTTCGCTGTCTGTAACCGCCGGCCAGAGGTTATGGCCTTTCTCAAGCAACGCGCCGACTACTTGCACCAGTTCAACAGGGACTATTACGGCAAGCAGTTCCCGACCCCTCGCGGCTGGTTCTATACCAGTGACTTGTTAGACAGCGACTTTCCACCTGTGACCCGTGCCGAGCTTATCAAGGGCACCATCGGTGACAAAGCCGCCACTGACTTTGAGCAGTTCCTGCGCGTGTTTGAGCGTATGCCCGACATTGACGGCATACTATCAGGCAAGTCTGTACCTGTGCCTAGCGAGTTAGACATACGGTACTGCCTTGTCATGGGCTTGGCGGCGCGCGTCACCAAGAAAAATATACACCACGCCATTGCTTACCTTGACAAACTGCCCAAGGAATTGGAGACCTTGTGCGTCAAGCTGGCGTACCAGCGTGACCCCACGCTGATTCAAGCACCCGTGTTCGCCGACTGGTTCACTGCCAACCAAGAGGTGTTCAAGCGATGATTGTCTACCGCGTAACATGCGGTGGGCGATCCATCTGGGCGACCAGCAAGGAACGGGCTAACGAGTTAGCCAAAACTCTGTGGGAGTTTGAGACTGACGGCGTGCCGTTTGTTGACTCCCTCGACCTTGCCGGCGCTGACGATGTTGTTGACCAACTTAACTTACTAACTGGAGGTGTCTATGACGATCCTACCCCCGCAGACCAGCTATGACCTTGACGCGCTAGAATCGCGCGTTGACATGCTGTCCGCACGTATGACCCTGCGCGAGCCGTTTATCGCTAGCGTGTATACAGCAATGACCCGCAAGTACGGTGTAGACGGTACTGCGTCAACTGACGGCAAGAATCTGTACTTCGGTGCCAGCTTCTGTGAGCCGCTTACCGATGACGAGCTTATGTTCGTGTGCTTGCACGAGGCTTTGCACGCCGTGTTTATGCACATGTTCCGGCTTGACGAACGTAACCCTCGGCTGTGGAACATCGCTTGTGACGCTGTTATCAATTACATGTTACGAGTAAAGGGCTACACTATGCCAGCTGGCGGCGTGTTGCTCGACTGGGTTGACGACTCCCACGATGCCGAGTCCGTGTATCGCAAGCTATGCGATGAAGATGACGGTGACGGTGACGGTGACGGTGACGGTGACGGTGACGGTGACGGTGACTCCGGCTCTACTGACCCGTCCGGCGGCTCTATGCCTAGCGCCGAGACCGGCGGCGGCGGTTGGGACGGCCACGGCGATATGGCTCCCGCACCCAATGCGGCTGACGAGTTAGACGTTAAGGCTACCATTCTGACTGCCGCACGTATGGCCAAAGCCGCTGGCGACCAGTCTGCGCTTATCGACCGTCTGCTTGAGGGCGAGCTTGACCCCGTTGTTCAGTGGGATGATGTGCTCCGACCCGTTATGACTTCGATAGCGCACGATGACTACAGCTACGCGCGACCCGAGCGCAAGTACGCGTCATACAATCTCATGCTTCCGTCCCTGCATAGCGAGGGCTTAGGCTGGCTTGTTGTCGGCTTCGACACTTCCGGCTCTATGTCGGACGAGTTGTGTAGACAGACTGCCGCAGAGATCAACGCCATTGTCGAGGACTGCAATCCTGACGGCGTTATCGTTGTGTACTGCGACACGCATGTACAGCATGTTGAACGGTTTGAGCGCGGCGAGACCGTTGAGTTGCACCCGCGTGGCGGCGGTGGCACCCGCGTCAAGCCCGTGTTCGACCACATTGACGATGAGCTTGCTGACGAGCGCATCGCCGCACTTGTGTACTTTACTGACCTGTACACACCCGACCTCGACGAGCTACACGCTCCCGAGTACCCCGTCATCTGGGCGGTGCATAGCAACAGCCACGCTACTGTGCCCTTCGGTGACATTACTGACGTTGTATTTAACTAACTAGGAGTAACGACTATGACTACTGTACGAATCACTGACTCTCTGCGCCACGACCTTACTGTTCGCTTGCGCAACCAATTCCGACCCGCTTGCCAGAAAGCCGTCAATGAGGCTGAAGAAGCGACTCTCGGCTTGCTCAAGCAAAACAAAGCCGCACTGAGCGCGATGTTAGTCGCGCCTTGGGGCGAGCACGCACACTTGCGTGATCTTGTTCCTACCAGCTGGTGCAAGAAACCATCCAGTCAAGTAGGCATCAACGTGTTAGTGCCCGACCCCGACGAGGAAGCGGTGCGCAAAGCTATAGCTAACTTGTCAGACGTTGACGAGCCATCTACTATCAACATGGCCGGGTTCTCGTGGACGCCAAACAGCGACCAAGAGGCTAACGCGTTAGCCGAGCCTGCCGCGCCTATTAACGTAGCTGAAATGGAGCACGACACGGCTTTAAATCCTGTAAGACTTGCGACGCTGGCTGATATGGTGCACACGCTAGGCATAACCGAGAACGATTGCGTTTTGCCGCCTGACACCCCTAATAGCTATTATTGCTACCACATCCGCGCGTGCGATCTGTGTCCCGATCAGAACAGCCTACTCGCGTATTTAGCCACGTTGTATGAGGTAGGCGACTTACGCGCCAAAGCCCATACCGCTGAGTCCGGCCTGATGAAAGTGCTTAACAACGTGCCAAGCGTCAACAGGCTACTGAAAGAGTACCCGCAGTTTGAGCCTGTTATCCCCGATCATATCTTGCGTAAGGTGCGCGAGAAAGTGACGCGTGGCCCTCGCAAACCCGCCGAGCAAGATAATTACGAGGCGATCAACTCTGACGAAATCGCGGCGTTGCAGACCGCCGCTACCTTGTCGGGACTCAACTAAATGCTACCGACTACGCTGACAGGAGAAACGTGGTCGGAGGCGTTCCGCGATATATGGATGGTCGAGTCTTACAACTTGTTTGGGGTAGTGTTGCCAATGAATTATTTACGGTTCAACAGCGACACGTTTATCGGTGAAATCGGGTACAAAGTGCCCGATGAATCCGCGCCCCTACAGAGTGCTGACGGCGAGGCCATCCGTCTATTTACTGTGTCCTATATGTACTTTGGAGTAATGGACGATGACAAACACTGATAAACAGGTAACAGCTAGGCTCAAACGCATTGAGTCTAGGCTGTGCCACGGGTTCGCAAAAATGGGCATTGACGTGACGGTGCCTATAAATAAAGATCGCGTTGCTATTGACGTAGACCCGCAACGGGGTGTAATAATAGTCAATTCACTCAGCGTGACTTTGAGTGAATTGTTCTCCGCAGTGCGTTCCTCTGGCTATTCAGCGGACGAGTGCGTAGAGCTTGATGTGATGTACGGCGGCGAGACCGTCTGTGTTCTTGTAACTAGTGAGGCATTTACTGATGACGTATAAAATAGAGTCAAATGTACCCGTCCCTGCGACAAGCAGAGGGCGCACCCCCAAGTACCCGTTTGCGGACATGCAGATCGGGGACTCCTTCTTTGTCGCTAAAAACATCGACGAGCCTATGGATAGGGTTCGTAACCGCATGTTGGGAGCGTGCATGTGGGCCAAGCGTAAGCTGGACGGCGACCGCCGGTTCATCGTCCGCGCTGGCACTCAAGGCGAGTATGACAACCACGCCGAGGGCGTTCGTATCTGGCGCGTGGAGTAACCTATGACCGAAACGAGGACAGTTTTAGGGAAACGTCCCGTTCAGCTTAGGATGCGCAGGCTTTCGCCGTCCGCAACTTTACCTGATGAGGTAGTAGACTTTTCGCGAGGGCTGACCCTTTGTGCAGACTTAGGGCACCCCTTGCGTTTATCTCCTACGCAGACCGAGTTAGTCACAACAGGTTTGTCGGTAGTCATCCCTACGGGCTATTCCGGCATGATCCTGTCCCGCAAGGGGCTATCTCAGAAACATTCGGTATCAGTTTTGGATGCGCCCACGCTGATAAGCCCCACCTTTACGGGTGAGGTGCGCGTAGTCCTACATAACCACGGACGAAAACCGTTTACCGTGTATCACGGTGCAGAAATCGCACAACTTTTGGTAGTGCCGATCCCAGAAATAAACTTATTTTTAGAGGACGATTATCATGTACACGACCCAGATATGCAGTAAGTGCAAAGAGGAGTGTGGCGTTGTCTACGAAATAGACGCAGAGCCATACGAGTTTTGGGGAGAGAAGGGTGTTCATAAGTTTGAATACCAGTTCAGCGATTGTTGTCGAGCAGAGCTTGAGGAGTTAATCACGCTTGAGGAAGGCGACAGTGGATACGGCGAGGACGCCGCATGAAAGACTTTGCGCCAGTTCCTCAAGAACGGCTAGAAGCCTTTATTGCTAACAAGTATGACTGGAAGTCGCTGTCATCGGACGACCAAAAAGCAATGGCGTTTGAGCTACTGCGCGCGCGGTACTTGTTGCAAAAGCATCTTGAGTTTATGGACAAAATGCTGTTAGACGGCTACTACTCTGACTGGGCGAAGCGTATTCCCCGAGGGGTTGGGCCTTATGGGTGACTGGCAGGTAACGCGGGACGAGCAACAGCATATTGTCGCAGTGCTCCATTGCGCCGAGGCGATAGCCAAGGATTACCGAGAGCCAGTTTTTGTGTTGAGTAACTTAACTTATGTGCGCGAAAGCCGCTTGCGGGAGCACGACAGACCGCTAGTGGTTGAGCGCATTGACCCTTACTTGTATTAAGGAGAATAACAGTGATTAAGAAAGAAAAAGAAATACCCTTGCGGCTAGACCGGCTGGTTAGGTCGGCTACCGCAGGCAACGCGGGGGAGGCGTACTGCGCCTACATTATTGACTGCATGAGCGAGGTGGCTGATCTCAGCGACTGGCCCATAGCTGACATCGACGCTATCTGGGCAGAGGCGGCTAAGTCTGATCTTACAGTGCAGAAGTTTGCCGAAATGAAAATGGCGCAACTCATAGGGGCAGGCAAATGAATTGGGACAAAATTTACGAAAAACTCCGCGATATATTGGGGCACGAAGGCGTAGCGGCCTTGTTCCTGTTATGCGCGCTTATCTCTATCTACTCTATCGTGGAGGGCTAGCGCTTGATCGCTGACTTCGCCACGATTGATTACGAGACGTACTACGACCGCGACTTTTCTCTTAGCAAACTGACAACAGATGAGTACTGTATGTCTAGCCAGTTTGAGGTTGTAGGCGTCTCCGTCAAACCCAGTTTATCCAAAGAACCTATCTGGTTTAGCGGCTCCTTTACAGATACCCAGCACTTTTTGCAGGGCGTCATCGACTGGCCGTCCACCGCTGTCTGCGCACACAACGCGCACTTCGACGGCTTCATCACTACTCAGCTTTTTGATCTCAAGCCTAAGCTGTGGATGGACACCGTACCTTTATCTCGCATGGCCTTCCCTTGGCTAGCGCGTCACTCCCTTGCAAAAGTAGCCGAACACATGGGGCTAGGTCAGAAAGGCACCGAGGTGCAGACCGCTATGGGCTTGCGTAGGGCAGACTTTACTGAAGCAGGACTCGCTCGTTACGCCGAATACTGCTGCAACGACGTCGCGCTTTGTAGCCTCATTGCTTCTAAGTTGTTAGAGACAACACCTGCTCTTGAGCTATATCTTATCGACATGACTACGCGGATGTTTACCGAACCGACTCTTATAGGCGATGCCAACCGCCTGCTCAACTATCATAACAGCGTGCTTGATGACAAAGACGCGCTGTTAGAGCGTGCGCAAATTGGTCGCGACGAGCTAATGTCCAACCCCAAGTTTGCAGAAGCACTACGCAACTTAGGCGTAATCCCACCCATGAAAATGTCCGCGCGGACGGGCAAAGAGACCTACGCCTTCGCAAAAAACGACCGCGACCTGACTGACCTTTTAGACCACTCCAACCCAGACGTACAGTCTCTTGTAGCGGCGCGGCTTGGTGTCAAATCGACGATCAACGAAACCCGCGCGCTACGTTTGATGGAAGCGGCAAGGCGTGGCCCGTTGCCCGTACACTTAAACCATTGGGGCGCTAAAACTACGGGCCGGCTGTCCGGCGGCAACAAAATGAATTGGCAGAACATTCCTGCTCGCGGGACAGGCGCAGAGATACGCAAGTGCGTAGGTGCGCCGCCGGGTAATTCCGTTGTAGTTGGCGACTCTAGTAATATCGAGTTACGAGTAGTGATGTCATTGGCTGGACAAACAGACGTGGTAGACAAAATACGCTCGGGCGTAGACTTGTACTGCGACTTCGCATCTGAAATGTATAACCGCAATATCGTTAAAGACGATAAAAAAGAGCGCATGGTGGGCAAAGTAGCCATGCTTTCTCTCCAATATGGCGCTGGAGCGGCCCGTTTTAAAGAAATGGTGCGGGTGATGGCGGGGCAAGTTATCTCAGAGGCCGAAGCAGAGCGCATTGTTTGGTTGTATCGCTCGCGGCACGACAAGGTAGTTGCGCTGTGGAAGCACTGCAATGATGTGATTTTGCCTGCAATTCAGCGCAGAGATGTGTTACAGTCAGTTGATGTAAACGGTTGGTTTTTGACGACTCATAACGGGTTCTCAATGCCAAACTCGGTGGGGGTTGTGTACCACGACCTGCATCGTGATGCCACGGGTGATTGGCAGTATTGGTCTGCGGGTAAGAAGCAGAAGATTTACGGTGGAAAAGTGGTAGAAAACATATCGCAACACGCCGCGCGGCATATTGTCATGTGGCAGACTGCGCGCATAAACAGGAGATTTCCTGTGGCCCTCAGTGTACACGACGAAGCTGTTTGTGTGGTCACTGATGCACGCGTGGACGAGTGCAAAGAATGGATGCAAGTTTGTCTCCGCGAAGCTCCGCCGTGGTGTAGGGGGTCAATACCCCTAGATTGTGAGGTAGAAGTCGGCAGAACGTACGGAGACGCTAAATGATTGGGGTCGAGTATGTCCAAGTTTCCAATGTCTTACAGCAGGTTGAGCACGTTTGAAAATTGTCCGCAACAGTTCGACTACTTATACGTAACAAAGAATGTACAAGTAGTAGAATCAGAGGCGATGGCCTACGGCACTAGAGTGCACGAGGCGCTAGAAATGTATGCAAAGTCGCGAGACGAAAAGTATTTAACTCGCGAGACAAGAAAGTGGAAAAGCCTGATAGACAGGCTACTAGAAAAGAAAGGTACACACCTGTATGAGTACCAAATGGCTGTAACACCAGAGTTAGAGCCGTGTGATTGGATGGCAAAAGACGTATGGCTACGTGGTATAGCTGACGTGTTAGTGGTTGATGGAGATACAGCATATTGTTTGGACTGGAAAACAGGCAAGGTGCGAGACAATCCTACGCAGTTGCAGTTGTTTGCCTGTATGGTGTTCTTGCACTTTCCCGAGGTCAAGACGGTCAAGACGGCCTTCGTGTGGCTCAAGTTCGACCAAGTTACAGATATGGTGTACAAGCGGTCTATGTTTGATCCGATGTGGCGCAACCTGATGCAAAGGTTCGACTACGCGCAGGAGACCATAGACTTAGGGGTGTTTGAGGCAAAGCCGAGCGGTTTGTGCCGGTGGTGCGCGGCGCGGGACATTTGCCCTTACGGGAGATAGCGTGAAGAACGAAAAAGATGTGAAAGCCGAGGTCAAAAAAATACTAACCGAGTTCGGTGCGTGGTGGTATATGCCGGTACAAACAGGTTATGGAGTAAAAGGAATACCTGACTTTGTTGCGTGTATAAACGGCAAGTTCGTCGGTGTTGAGACCAAGTTTGGAGCTAACAAAGAGTCGGCTTGGCAGAAAAAACAAGGCAACAGCATCCGCGAAGCGCAGGGGCTGTACTTTGTTATCAACGAAAAGAACCTTGACGCTTTACGCCTTTCGCTGGCTGTAATAAAAGGACTCGCGGACGTATGACCGCTATAGTTGTGCCCAACAGAGAAAAGATCGTGCTCCCCAAGTCCGGCAACGAAGGGTTGCTAGAGGTAGTGCCGCACGCCAAAGTCTTTCAGCTGAAGAACGTCGAGTACATTGCTTTGAATCATGGCGTCGAGGAAACTCATGTACTCAGGAACATGGGCATCAAAAACGTGCCTGCGCCTATCCTAAATTACTACGACTGGCCTGCTCGATTCTCTGCGATGGAACATCAGCGCCAAACTGCTGCTTTCTTAGTAGCAAACAGGCGTGGTTTATGTCTCAACGCGCCGGGCACGGGCAAGACTATTAGTACGCTGTGGGCGGCAGACTATTTACTAACCACTAATGTTATTAAAAAAGTGCTTATTATATCTCCATTGTCTACGCTCAAACCTGTGTGGGGTAAGGAGATCATGCAACATTTGCCGCACCGCAGCTTTGAAATACTAACGGGCACAAGGAAGAAGCGCGAGCAGTTGTTGGAGAAGAAGGGCGTCGAGTTCTTTATCATCAACCACGATGGCTTTACGACGATGCCGGATAACTTCAGGGACTTTGACCTTGTGGTGTACGACGAGGCTACCGCGCTCAAGACGCCTAGTTCTCGCCGTTTCAAGCTGTTTGCAAACTACGTGAACGAGGTGTCGCCTTGGCTATGGTTGCTGACCGGCACGCCAATCGCGCAATCTCCTGTGGACGCGTGGGCTTTGGCTAAACTTGTCAACAGCAAGTCCCTGCCTCGCAGTTTTACTGCGTTCAAAGACTTGACCATGCAAAAGGTGTCTCAGTTTAAGTGGATACCAAGGCCCGAAGCGCTAACCGTATGCAAAGCCGTGCTACAGCCGTCGATACGATTCGACCTAGCCGAGTGCAAAGATTTGCCTGATACAGTTTACGTACCCCGCGAATGTGCCTTGACTAAGGTGCAGGCAGAGGCGTATAAAGAGCTACAGGAAGAAGCCTGCATTGCAGGAGCCGACATATCGGCGGCTAACGCGGCGGTGCTTTTTCAGAAGCTACTCCAAGTGTGTTGTGGTGTGGCTTACAACTCTGATGGTGAGAACGTGGAGTTCGATGACTCCAGCCGTATCGCTATGTTAGAGGACATTATCGCGGAGGTCGGAGACAAGTGCATTGTCTTTGTTCCGTTGCGCGGCGTACAACAACGGTTGTACAAGCTACTACAACAAAAGAAGTTAGATGTAGCTATGGTTAATGGTGATGTAAAGAAGTCTGAACGTGATGATATTTTTTATAAGTTTCAGCACACAGACAACATACAAATACTCTTGGCTCACCCCAAGGTGGCGGCTCATGGCCTGACCCTTACGAAAGCGAGCAGTATTATATGGTACGCTCCTATATACTCGTTGGAGATGTACGAACAGGCTAACGCCAGAATACGGCGATTAGATACAGAAGGTAAAACTGTTGTTTACCATCTGGGTGCTACTAATTTTGAGTTTGAGTTATATAACCGGCTCAAAAATAAACAGAAAGTCTTGACTGACTTTCTTAGTATGGTGCGTGGTGTTAATGATTAGGAGATAGTGATATGGACTTTGAAAAAGCCATCGACAAATACCTGACCTTACGCAAAGAGTGCGACGAGATAAATCGCAACGCGAAGGTCGAAGTGGGTAAACGCAAAGAAGTTATGAAAAAGCTGGAGGCGTGGATTTCGCTGAAGGCTGACGAGGCGGGACTCAAGACGATCCCGACCCAGCTGGGGACGGGGTACTGGTCTACCCACCATACGTGCACCCTAGCTGAACCCGAGAGTTTCTTTCAGTATATCAAAAGCGAAGACGCTTGGGATTTGCTGGAGAAGCGCGCCAGTAAAACGGCGGTGAAGGCGTTTATAGAGGAGGAAGGTGCACCACCTCCCGGCGTCAATTTTAGTAGTTACATGGTTTTTAACGTACGTGAACAACGGAGTAAGTGATATGACTAGTCCCATGCAAGTACCAGACCACATTGCCGCGCGCATGGCCGCGCGTCGAGATAGTGGCACTCGTTCGTCCATTCTGGATGCAGTAGTAACGGAATCGGGCGCGTCTCTCCCCCGCATCTCTATTAAAGCCGCGAAGTATCGGCTGGTCGAGGCCGGTGTAGAGACTCCTGTAGGCAACACCTTAGACGTAGTGATTGTGGGAATTAACCCCAACACTAGTAAGGTTTTTTACTCTCAAGCCTATGACGGCACCGAGCAACGCCCATCGTGTTCTAGCGATGACGGCGTTAGACCCAACGCGGGAGTCCCTGACCCAGTGTCTGACTCGTGCGCGCTGTGTCCTAATAACGTGTTAGGCAGTAAGGTCAATCCGTCTGGCGCCAAGAGCAAGCTGTGTTCTGACCAGCGGCATTTGGCTGTTGTCCCTGCGGCTGACCCCAAGAAGGTCTACCAGTTGACGCTATCTGTGTCGGCGATGAAGCCTTTGCGGGAGTACTTCAAGCACTTGCAGAACTACGGGGCGGTGCCAGAAGAAGTCGTGACCGAGCTAGGGTTTGACGATAACGCCAGCTTCCCGCTCGTTACCTTCAAAATGAAGAACTTTCTGCCGGAAAAGGCGTTGCCTACCATTGATTCGATCACTCAGAGCGACGATGTGAAGGCCGCAGTACGGCTGATTCCCCCACCCAACACGCCTGCACCGGCCATACCCTCGCCGGATACGGGTGCTCCCAAGATTGGCGCTCCTCCCGCAGAACCTGCGGAGATTGTGGTGCCGAACTCCGCAGAACCTGCGGAGGTCGTGGTGCCGATTACGCCAGAACCCAAGCCCGAACCTGCGCCAGAGCCAGAGGCGAAGAAACAGGAAGCGGCACCGGAGAGCTTGTCTGAATTAGAGGACGCATTGGACAGCTTATTTGATTAGGCTCTATACTGACCCCCCGTACGCGTACCGTGCGGGGGAGCACAAGTATTGTGGGGGCGTATGTTAACGTGTGATTTTTTCAGCACCGTCTTGCCCGAAGAAGGTACTTACGTACTTTTCGTGCAAAAGCCAGACGGTAAAGGATGGAACGAAAACCATAATTCTATTGAATCTCTAACTGACGCCGCGCTAGGCTACGACAAAACAGATGCCACTGTTTATTTCGCGCTAGGCACGTTTGTTGACAACGTAGAAGAAGATGGGACTGGACGGCTACGCGCGAGGCGCAAAGCCGTGTTTGCAGACAAATTCAAAACTCTCGCCGTCGATATTGACGTAGGGGGTAAGTACGAAGACGCACGCGAGGCGGCAAAAGATTTGTTGCGCGCGTGCGCAGAAGTAGATTTACCTAAGCCTTTGTTCGTTAAGTCGGGCAAGGGTGTACACGCCTATTGGCCAATGACTAGCGCTATATCGGCAAGGCATTGGGAGCTTATGGCGCGAATGTTGCGTGCCGCATTAGCGGCTTGCGCTGTGGACTTTGATACGTCAAAGATTCACGACCCTGCGATGGTGTTGCGTCCTGTGGGAACGCGACACAAGAAAGACCCGACAAACTGGCTAGAGGTAACAGCCGCAAAGCCTATCGACTTGATAGACCCGCGCACCCTAGCCACCGCGCTAAAGCCTTACAAGGACTTAGCTAATACTACGCCGTTACAGCGCAAAGAGCGCCGGTCGTCCGTATTAGACGCGTTTAATGAAGGCAATCGTACACCTGTGGTGTTGGAATCGCTAAAGGGTTGCGTGCAAATCAGCGCGTTGCTGGAGTCGCAGGGTGCTAAGGACGCGCTTGGTAACACTCCACAAGAGCCTATGTGGAGAGCTAGTCTCGGAATCGCAAAGTATGCGGAGGACGTAGACGCGGCGATCATCGCCTTGGCTGGAGGGCACGAGGATTTTGACTTCGCAGACAGCAAGCGCAAGCTAGAAGGGTGGCAAGGAACGGGGCCGACGACGTGTCAGAAGTTTGACGAGCTTTGCCCTAACGTGTGTGCAGTATGCCCCCACTTTGGAAAGATCAAGTCCCCGGCAGTGCTTACGCAAGGACACACTGAGCTAGTATCCGAAGACCCCAAGACCGGCGCGACTGTCGCAACCGAGCTACCTTTCGGGTATCACATAAAAGACAACCACTTGTACTTTCGCCCCAAGGACTCCAATGAAGACACGTTCGTTGCGCCTTACGCGCTGTGGGTAGTTGGGCGCGTTGCCGATGTAGAGGAGAGTCAGCAGAAAGCTAAGGTTGCAGTAAACCTTCCCATCGAAGGCACAAAGGTGGTAGATGTAGACGTGACGGCTATAGCAGACGGGGGCCAGACTCTTAGCAAGGCGCTGTCGCTAAAACAAATTTATGTTAGCGGGGACACTACGAGGCTAAAAAGTTATCTAATGACATACCTAAGAGAATTGCAGAAAGCCAGCAGTATCGACCATTTCTACCGGCACTTTGGGTGGCAGAAAGATGGTTCGTTCTTGTCTGGACGCGGTGTACACGGCAGGGACGATGTTGACCATATCCATTTGGAAGGCGCGGCGTCTGAGTTCCAAGAGTTCCTTGCCCCTACGGGCGATGTATCGAAGTGGGTGAAAGCGACTAAGCTGTTTGCGCACAAAGAGTTAAAGTACCACGGCGGCTATTTCCTGATGATGCTAGGCGCTCCGTTGCAGGCGGGGTCTAACATTGCAGGTATGTTTGTGAACGCGTACTCGCGCGACTCGGGTTCGGGCAAAACGCTCACGGCTCGGTTCGGGCTGAGTGCGTGGGGCAAGCCGTCAAAACTTATCCGCACAGTCAACGATACGGATAACTCGTTATACAAATCGTTCGGTATCACCAGCAGTTTCGGCGCCTACATTGACGAGTACACAACCGTAGACGTAGAGCGTGGGCGCAGGCAAATCTTTACGTGGCAAGAAGGTAGAGAGCGCACACGTCTGTCGCGTTCCGCAGATGGTTTTAGAGAACAGGCGTACTGGAACATGCCTATCTTCGCATCATCTAACCGGGACATCCATGAGATGCTTAATATGCGTATCTCGTCAGAAGCAGAGCAGTTGCGCGTGTTGCAGTTGCCGTTTCCGCGCACAAAAATCTTTGAGGACAACGCGGATTTTGGCTACCGCCTCACAGGACTGCTAGAGGATAACTACGGGCTAATCGGCCCAATGCTCGTCGATGAAATCATCAAACGCGGCGGTGCAAAAGAAATATATGAGCGGGCGTACATTCGCTTCGCTGACAAATACCAATTCAAGTTCCTTGGGCAAGAGCGGTTTATAAACTCCGTGATCGTGTGCGCGGACGCTATAGGCGAGATTGCCACAGACTTAGGACTCATTGAGTTCGACTACAAGAAAGCTGTCGATAACGTGCTACAGGCAGTTAGACGCCAGCGCGAGACGATGCGTGAAACCAAGCTAGACAGCCTCGACGTTGTGTTCCAGTTCTTAACTGAGAACGCAGATAAGATCGTGCACTGGCGAGAGGATCACGATGGTGGTGGAGCAACCAGAGCTTATGCTTTGCCTGCGCCTAAAGTAGCGGTCGCCAGAACCGAGTACGCGTACGACAAAGACGGCAAGCTGATCGGCGGGGGGCTATATATAAACAGAACCACCTTCCGAAATTGGTGTGCACTTAATGGAGCAGAGTATCGTTCCGCAAGAGAGGGGCTAGAAGATATGGGCATTGGCGTAAGCGAGCCGCGAAAGACTCTGTTCAAGGGCGTAAGCGGAGCCGCATCTTCTGGTCAAACTTACTGCGTAGCGATAGAGGTGCAGTCGCACCCACGTCTAATCGAAGCGGCTGAAAGCACGCAACCGGGGGCGATTAGTTGTAAACCAAGGCTCGCGGTGGTGTGAGTATGGGTGCTGAGTCCGATGCACCGATGTACAAAGGTGTTTTTCCCTTTTCAAAAATCGGATTAGTCCAGAATACACTCCTAAAGCTGACCTAGCCCCATCAGTGGACGAAGCGGGGCTTTACGCCATACGAGCGTTGCGGGTACGTTTGAAGCTACGGTTTTTCTTGCGACTCGTAACTTGAAGGTTACTGCGGTTATTACTTCCGCCTTTGGCTAGAGGCTTTTTATGGTCAACATCTTTGCCGTCGCCTTTGCGAACCTTGCCGGCTTTTTCCATTTGGCGGCGCGCGCTGTTGCGCTTGGCACGCTTTTTCTTTTGTTCGCTTTTGCCATGATAATTTGCGTATTCGCTCTTGTAGTTACGGGGCATGTTGATTCCTTAATCAATAATACCTAGCTCTGCGTTTAGCGCCTCTATCTGCCGCTGATTCAACTCTAGCATCTCGCGGTAAATGGCGTCTACGTTCGGGTTACCCCTACGTAGTTCGGAGCGAAGTGCCGCAGACCGAGCACGTCCGTACTCTCTGCGCAGGTTTCTAATCTCCTGCGTTTGCTTGTACTGCTGTTCGGGCATATTTACTTGGCGCACGTTGACGCCGAGCAAGCGACTTATCTCTACCCACGCGTTAGGCTCAGAGCCTAACGGCCCTAGCTTTTCGCTACTCAGTACTCCTAACTTGTCTCCAGTTCGCCTGCCACTCGCGATAAATTGCGGCAGCATGTCGTTGCCCACATACACAAACTTCTTCCAAAAGTTTTCTGCGGCGGTGTCTGTGACGCCTGCGATCTCTTGTCCTCGGAACGGGTCGTAGTTATTGAGCGCATTAAAAAGCGTGTACAGTGGGCCAGCTGGCGCTAGCGTCTGCGGGACGCCCGTGTTCGCAAGGTTGAGCACATCAGCCAGTGGGATCATACGACCGACGCCGAAGTACACTGGGTTGTCCTCGTCTCCAAACGGCATACGAATGTAAGAAGGCACGCCCGGTACGCCCCAGATGTTGTGTTGCATGTAATTATCTAGGAGTAGTCGGCCTTCTTCTTCGTCGTCGTCTCCAGCCATAGATGTGAACACGCTGTTCAGTACGTGTACGGCGCCGAGCGTTGCGGCGGCTTTCCACGGCTTTGTAAGCATCAACTTAGACAGCAGAGGGATCATGCGGTACGGCCACGCCACAAACGGCAGTACTGAGTTCCGCGCGGCGACGATCCACGGGGCGGTAATCGCGTAGTCTACAAACGCTTCTTTGGCAAACCGTGCGGCTTCGTCTTTATCAGCGGCGCCAATGCCGCCCTTGCGCTCCCTGATTTGCTGGATGCGCGTCATGTACGCCGCGAGTCGGAACACGTTATCTTGGTTGCTGTAAATATCGGCAAGCGCCGCGTCGCCCTTTCTGATGCCGGCGGCTAGGGCGTCGCGGCCAACGGCCAGCTTAGCGAAGGTGCCCTCCATCTCCGTAAGCACCGCCACTAGGTTGCGGATGCCGCCGTCTTTGCCTTTGTAGTTTTTGCCGAGCGCGTCTAAAGACGTCTGCGCGTCTCTGCTCACTTCCGCCACGTTAAACGCACCGAGAGTAGCGCCGGACGTCATAAACTCCTCGTACAGCTTGAGGTCTTGCCCAGTCAGCTTGCCGCGAGCGCCGTTTATAATAAGTTGAGCGGCTTGTGCGATATTGCCCGCCGGTAAATCGTGATAGTACGAGAGTATGACGTTGCCCATCACATTGTTCATGTGAGCGACGGGGCTGTAGACTGTCTTAAACTTCTTCCACGTACGCATAGCGGTACGCGCTACGCCTGCGTCTACCAAGGCTTCTTCGCTGAAGTAATCCTCCATCGACGCATACGCAGGGCCAGCCATCCACTTACCTTGCAGGTCACCCCACTCAGAAGCGTCCTCGGGGATGCGAACCCACGTTCCCGGTCGTCTCGCCTTTCTAAGAAGCTCTTTGGGGTCCATCGCTTTAGAGCCAGCGTCTAGTAACGAGCCTTTTGGAATTTCCTCGCTCGATTCTTGTTGGATTTTCTTTAGTTCCTCCTCATCTAGTATCCACTTAGCGTCCTTTAAGCCTTCTTGCGCTACGAGTGCCGCCGTGTTCATACGAGCACCTTCAATACGGCGCGACATATCCTGCATGGTTGCTGTGAGCGAGGCTACAACCTGTACAGGGTTGCGCTCTGTGCCCATCTCCTCCACGGTTCGGCGGCGAGACATACGTACGTCGGTTTGGGATAGCAACTTTTCGGTTCTGTAGGGCAAAAGGTCGTCCATGTCAGGTACGAGGTTTTTGCTCCTAACAAGATTTTCGTCAATCCCTTGTTCTACAAAGTACGTGTCCCCGGTAGCGGCGTTGTACATTTTGTAAAAATCGCGGCCCGGCTTCAGACTGCTGAGTTGCTTGCCGTTCTTCGTAATAACCCAGTCCATAGACTGCGTGGCTGTTTTAAAGTTCTTAGCTCTAGCGGCCTCTGAAATACCTACGTTGCCCGCAGCGCGATCAATCATACGGCGGTAGCGCGGGTTGTCGGACAGCGCAAGTATGTCGTCTAGCGTGAAGTCTTCCTGCCCTTCGCGCATAACGCGCAGGCGCTTGGCTTCTGACAGCAGTTCTTCCATACCGGCCACTGTCTTCTTTACCATATCTACGTGCGCAGGGTTGTTTAGCGCTTTGGCTAGCTTATCGTCGTCGCGCTCACCAAGGTAGTCAACCAGCGCCTGTTGCGCGTTTGAGTCCATGCTCCGCAAAGTCTCATAGGCGGCATACGCTGTAGCCGACACGTTTTGCCTATTGCGCGCGTACTCGTGGAGCAAGTTGCGGAATTGCTCGGTCGTGCCGTATTTATCTACGACACCAACCACTACGGCGCGGACAGCGGCAGACAGCGGGTTCTCTTGGGATACGAAGTTGGCAAATTTGTCCGCCGACCATTTACCCAAGCCGTCCACTAACTGCGCCCACGTCTCTTTCCCAAACAGTTGTGCCACGGCGTTCATAGTGGTGCGACCTAGTTGGTCAAACACAGTAAGGTCTTGTCTGGTTTTGCGTTTAGCTTGCGGCACGGCTGTTTCTGCTTTACCCGCCGCTACCTCGTCAAATCGCGCTTGCTCAGCTTCTGCCGCCGCATCTTGCCGCTTTTTCTTTTCATCTTCTCTAAACTTATTAGTGTCCTCGGTGACCTTTTCACGGCCTTTGTTGCTTTCTGCGGCCTTTTGCTTGGCGCTCTGCGACTTCGCCACCATGTCAGGGGGTAGGTTATTGAAGTCTATAGCGGCCTTTACTGCGGCGGGTTTGCCTTTTTTATCGGCAGAGAACGCGAACGCGGTCAACGAGTCATCGGACCGAGCATAAATGTTACCCAACAATGAAGACGTGGCGTCCATGTAGCTGGACAGCATGGAGTTTTTCACGGCTTTGATGCCTAGCAGTGCCTTTATTCTCGTAACAAAAAACTGCCACAAGTTTTTTGCCCCGCCTGCTTTAGCCGCCTTTAGAGTTGCTTTGTCTCGTATAGGGGTAGCGGCCATAACTTTTTGGAGCGTAGCATCGGTCATGCCGTACGCTACAAACTCGTCAAGGCCGGGGTCAGTCGCGCCGTAACTAGCATACCCTCTCCCTTGGTACTCAGCCGGGTCGGTCTCGCTTATTATGGTATATAGCTGGGATAGTTCTTCCGGTGAAAGCTCAAGTGTTGGGTTTAGACCTGTTCGGTCAAACTTCAGCTTGTCCTCAACTATTTTGAAGCGGCTTTTAAACTCACTCCTAAACTCACTCCGCAAAGCGTCTAACGCGGCGATAATCTCTGGGTCGCGACGTTGCCTAAGCGCGCCTAGCGTTACAGCGTGCATAACCTCGTGCAAAACGATAGCTTCGTTTTGGCCGTCTGACGCTAAAAACATTGTGTACTGCGCGCTACCTACAGCACGGGGCTGAACCAACCCATACGCTTCGGCGCTTTTTGCGTCTACGGGGCTAATAATAAGTTCTATGTTGTTAAAGAACCCGTTGCGCTCACCTATTTTTAGTAAGTGGCCCGCCAGCAATTTGGTGGTAGGCGAAGGCGAGACGTCTCTATAGTGCGCAAGCATAGCGCCTACAGGTGTAGAGGCTCTTTTTTCCGCTAAACGCTGGTCTATCAGCTTAGCCAGTCTAGGCGTGTTAGTTTTGGCAACGGGTCGCCCCGAAGTCGTTTGCCCTACTACGCTGTTATACCCGTAGGTTACCTTCTCGTCAGGGGCAATGCCCGGCACTTCTATCGCTTGGTCAACCGCGTCTCTAGTTTGGGTTCTTTCTGGGCTAAAGTTAAAAAGCTGGCCTTCACGATACCGCCGGTTATAGATGTGGAATCTAATCGCGGGGGACGACTCATAATTCGACCCTTTGGTAACCGAAGTGACCTCACCCTGCGCCCTTTGCGTATCGCGTTTCATCAGCCACTGAACTACTCGCAGGTTGTTTCTACCAACCAGCTGTTCTATTTCATCGATCGCGTCGGCGATTCTCTGCGCACGGGCTTCCAACGAAATCACGCCAAGCCCAGATTTCTCTGGTGGAGTGGACACTACACCTCGGACTAAATCGGCCTGCGCGTCTAATTCCTCGGGCGTAAACGCTATGTCTTGTTCAGCGGCAAAGTCTGGCCCCGGTATCGACCTGTTCGGCTCTAGCTCATTGGTTGCTCCGACTTGAAGCATGCGGGTACTAGGGTAGACTTTAGTGAACATCTCATACGACGTCGTAGCCCTGTGCAGTTCTTCAAACGCCGCTACAAGCTGTCGGCTTTGCGCGTTGTTGTCGGTGTCCAGCCATTTATTTATGGCGTTCACCAGATTTATAGTATTGCGGACTCCTCTCTCGTTTTTGTCGCTTGCGGCTCGACTGGCTTCGGCGGGGGTGATGCCTCTCGCTAAGTGCGCCACAGCTTTAAACATGTCTGGCGTCATCAACTTCTTCTCTATTACGCCGTTAGTAGTAGTGCCGGGGTCGCCATACACCTCGTCTAGCGAATTAGCCATCGGCGTACCGAACGCTTCTTCAAAGTTCGTGCTAGTCAGCCTACGGCCTAAATTAATCAACTTAGGCTTAACATCTTCTGCCTTAGCCTTGGCTTTTACCGGCGGAATAGTGTCGCTTTCTTCTAAGTCAAGCGAGTCAAATATGCCGTCAAAGCCGTCCTCAACCGCAACCTTTTGCGTAGGTTGGTCTGGCGCGGCTTCTTGTTGCGCCGTGTCTTGGTCTATAAATTCAGCGGGAGTCACCGGCGCGGCTTCTTGTTGCGCCGTGTCTTGGTCTATAAATTCAGCGGGAGTCACCGGCGCGGCGCCTTTAGGGTCTGTGCCACGAAAGTCGGGTATAGCTCCCTGCTCTACGTACGTTTTAAACGCATCGCTGTTTAAAATTGTCTGCTTGCGGCTGTTGCTGAGTACAGATGTGGGTAAGGCTTCTAGTTCCGCCGCTGACTTCACGTTGAGCACGGCGTCGATAGACTTCTTGCCTATGCCTTTTATGCCCTTGAGTTCTGTTTCCAGCGTAGCACGCGCGGCTTGCCTATCTTCGGCACTTGCTTCCGCTCCTGCCGCCGCCTGTTGCCGAGTCTCAAAATCAACCCCTTCTGCGTCTTCACGCCGTATAGCGGTAAACCCTATCGTCGGGTTTTCTCTAGTGCCGCCACCTGTTCGGATAATGTCGAAGTCCGCCGCGTTGTCGCCTCGACGGGTCAGGGCTGCTTTGGCGGCGCCTTCTGTTTTAAATAGCTCTCCGCTCTTGGTTCTTACGCCCTCGCGCTTGGCACGGCTAAGGCGCTCTACTTCCTGCCCCGCCTCTGGGAGTTCGGTGGTTTCTCGGCGCGTGGGAACGTAGCGTTCGGGGACAGGCTCGGGGGTGGCGCCGCGAATCCCAGTAAACCCTGCGCCCATAGCAGAGCCAAGGAGAAGCCCGCCAGCCGCCGCAGAGCCTAACCCTTCGGTTATGTCTTCGCCAAGGGCTAAGTTCGTTATAGCCTGTTCTGAGAGCGACTGGGGCAGTTCTTCAAACACACCCTCGCGGATGCCGCCCAGCGCCATACGGTTCAAAAGCCGGCCTTTACCTGCACCGGCTCCGCCTACAAGGGCGATGTCAATATCGCCAGCTTGCTCTAGCCCTCGACCCACGGCACCCGTTAGCCCTTGCTGTTGGGCCATTTTGCCGATGAGTCGGTTGCTTCCCCCAGAGATTAAACCGGTAGCGATACCAGCGGGGATACCCGCTAAACGCTGAAAGTAATCGCCCCCTTCCTCGCCAATAGCGCCAGCGGCCAGAGCACCTGCTACGGTGCCCTCGGCGATAGCCGCTCGCGCTGGAGCAGACAACTTAGGAGCGGCAGCGCCAAGTCCTAGACCTACTTGTCTAGTGGCGACTAGAGCCGGCAAGGTTTCCACAAGAGCGCCCACGCCCAATGCTGGGTCGCGTGCAATAGCGCGGAGGTACGTCCCCGCGTCATCGAAAAACCCTTCTGTTTGGGCTAGCTCTTGCGCAAGCCTCGCCTGTTCTGCTTGCCTTTGCGGAGAGTACAGGGCTTCGCCCATACCCTGCCTAAGCTCGCCTATCCCTTGACTAACCCCGCCCAAACCGGGAACCAGCCCAGCAACGCCCTGCGGGATGGCGGCAATCCCACTAAGGAAGTCTACTCCTAAATCAGAGACGCGCCTAAGCCCTGCCCCTTGATCGGCAAGGTCGATTGCTTGGTTGTAGTCGGGTCGGAGGGGCGCCAGCAGGCTAGACCCGCGTGCAATCTCCTCGGGAGTCGGGTTTAGTAAGGACATTAAGCATCATCCGCCATCATCGCTTTTTCGACCATCGCTTTAATAGTCTTCATGCCGTAAAACCGCACGGCTTCCGCAGGGAACACATAGTCGCCCGTGTCTAGCCCAGCCGTTTTGCCTTCGGCTGTGGGGTTTTCCATACTAACTTCGCCGCCATCGGCAAGCCGTACTCTACCCGGCTCGGCGTATTTTTCCGGGTCTAGTCCTAGCATCTCCAGCAGGTCTCTAACTCCCTGCGACCGCCCGAAGGGGTCTTTGTCTTGACCCGTCACAGAGTCTCTAGTCAAATTTAAGTACGTTTCGAGACCGCCTATATTGGCTTGCGTTACCCCTAGGTTGTTAGCAAGGATGTTACCCAGCTCGGCCACATCCGTAGCCCTCTGCTGCAAGCCGGCATTCGCTAGAATCTGCGCCAAATCCCGTTGCATCGCGTTACGGTCAACGCCAGACTTATACTCAGCCTGCCCAATCTCCTCGGCTAGCCGTGCTTCGTCGAGCGCCTGCTTCTGGGACAACAACCCTTGGCGCCCACCTTCGCGGACGCTATCTGCGGCCAGCGCCCTAGACGCTTGGCGGTCTTGAATAGCCATTCTGAGCAAGTCTGGCGTAACAAAGCCGACTTGGTTCATGCGGTCGTAGAAATCACCCTGCTTAGCGGCCCGCTCCATAGCCAGATTCTCGCGCATAGCCTGCTGTCTGTTAGGGATATTGATAGCCGTACGGCTCTCGTAGCGGGGCATAAACTCGGCAGAAGACGCGAGGTCAATAGCCCTGCGGGTCAAATCATCAGCCGAGTACTGAGGGGGCGTAAAGGCAAAAGTTCGGGCCACACTGTCTTTTATACGCTGGTCCCTATCTATACGCTGGCCCATATCGGGCGAATCGTTAAGGTTTGTATTTTGCAACGGGGCAGTGTCAGCCTTACCCGCAGGGGCTGTATCCGCAGGGGGCGCAGGGGGCGCAGGGGGCGCAGGGGGCGCAGGGGGCGCAGGGTTCCCCCTTTGGTTAGCACGAGCGCGCGCTATACCGCTGTTATTGCTAGAGTTAGTGGGGATGCCTAGCGCCTGTGTAAGCGAAGCTGCTTGTTCCCTCTCTAGTGCCGGGTTTCTAGCCATTACCGTTTACCTCCTGTCCACGAGCGCAGGGGCGCACGGGGCGATGTGCGTAGCAGATAGTCCATACGCTTAGCTTCCAGAACGCCAAGCTCCCAGCGCTGCATAAACGTCGTCGCAGTGCCTACGTTGTTACCATCTACATCGTTAGTGATAAGTGCTTTGTGTGCCGCGAAGTCCGCGAGCAGCAACTGCCACTCAGCAGGGACAACCGGATCGTCGCTAGCGCCAAACCCTTCTTCGGGCAAGGCGGCTATAATTAAATCTACAATGTACGCGGCATCTGGTGTGGGGTAAAACGTAACATTGCGTGTGGGAAAACCAGTAACATACCCCGTAGGCTTACCCCTAGCACTACGCAGATAGACAGTACTGCTTGGCGCAGTTAGCCGGTCTACAGGCGTGTCGTCTATGTGTGCGAAGACAACCTTTAGTGTGTTTTCTGGTAACGCGTAGGTGCTGGAGTCCGCAGCTGTGGTCACCGACTCCTCTACTACGTTCAGGTGCGTGCGCATACAAAATAGCCGCTCCGCCTCTTGCAGAGCGGTTAGTAGGAAGTCGTCTGACCAAAGATACGGCTCAGTAGAATCAGCCAACAACGTGCGTGTATACGCGATTAACTCTGAGCCGGTCATGTATTACTCCTCGCCAAAGAGAGAGTCTAGGTCATCCTCTGATTTTACTTCAGATTCTTCCTCAACGATAGGCTTAGGCTCAGCTTTTGGCTTAGCTTTAGCTTTTGGCTTAGGTGCAGGGGTAGGCTCCGGCGTAGGCTCGTCTTCTACCTCTACCATATCTTCTCGGGTCGCTAATGCAGCGGTATAGATATACAAATCACCCGTTTTTTCGTGTCGAAGCATCTTAGGCATAATTCACATTCCTTAATAAAAAGAGGGGAGCATAGCTCCCCTAAAGAGTCCCACAAAACGGACCGATTAGCCAGCAACGCCGCACATAACGGCGTGGGCAAAGACACGAATCTTCATTGTGTCGTGCGCACCAGCAGTGGGGCACTCAATGTCGATGGTGTCGTCAGCGGAATAGAACTTGCCGCCAGCACTGGCGAGCGCACCAGCGCCGAGACCGATAGCCCCAGCAGTAGCGACGCTAGCCGCCGCAACCCAACCGTCTACGTCAGCACCGTCGCCGATGTTGACAGTTTGAGTAGCGTCACCGTTGATTACCTCGTACATAACGTTCAGAACCAAGGTACCCTTGGGCACTTTGATTACTTGTACTACATCGTTAGCAGCAAGGTTCAGCAAGGAGGCGTCAAAAGTACCATCCAGTACAGTTACCGCAGGGGCGCCAGCAGCATTGCTACCGTTGCCGTCTACGATCAGTGCCCCGTCAGCGCCGGGGTAAGCGTTATAAGTCGCCATAGGTCAGTCTCCTTATCCCTTGTAAGCGTAAGCAGCGGTGAGAGACTTGCCGTCGATAACTTTGTAGCCATAAACTTGCAGGCCACGCATGATGTTACCGAAAGTAGACTCTGCGCGCAGAGATTCAGTCTTGGTCAGCTGAGAAGCAAACGTCAGACCGTTCTTTACGCCCGCGATGAAGTTAAAGGCGTTGTTGCCGCCGTCAACGACTTTAGGCAGGTTGTTGCTCTGATAAATCTCAAAGCGGTCAATCATACCAACTCGTCCGTTACGGAGAGGCGATGAGCCGTCACCAGTCAAAGACGCGTCTTTGATGTCTGACTTCTTGAGCAGAGTAGTCGCCCAGTAAGGCATAACCAAGAAACGACCAGTCTCGGGGCGGTTTTGCTCGTCCAGCACTTGACCCATATCAAGGATAGTGTCAAGGATGTTAGACTTAGTTACTGCCAGCGGAGTGCCAGTAGCGCCAAGGTTGATGTTGCCAGAGATACGACCGGCGGCAGCGCCTTTGTTCTCAGCAGCGAAGTCGGGAACAATAGAACCCAAAACTTCGGTGTCAACCCGAATCTTCATCTGCTCTGACGCGTCCCCTGCCCACATGTTCATGAGTTCAAGGTCAGCCTGTATGTCTTGTACATCGTCAACAATCGCAGACCAATACTTACCCTTGTCGATAAGGAGTTCAACGATTTCGCTTTCTGGACGCTGGTTTACCAGAGTTTGACCAGAAGAATAGTCGTTGATGGTCAAGGTGGGAATGGTGCGAATCTTTACCATATCACCTTGGCTACGAATTTCACCTTCGTAGTCGGTGTTAGAAATAGCAGTCAATACAGTCGCATCGTAGAACTTTTCGATGAGCTTTTTTGACCAGATTTCTGGGATAAAAGTACCGCTATACGATACTGTCCCGCTTGCGTGAGGATATGCCATGTTACTCTCCTAGAGTTAGGCCCATATTAAACTGCAATCCTACCTTCGGATTGCGCTCGGAATAAATCGCGTTCAAGTTTATCAAACTCTTTAGGTGAAATTCTACCCAAACGTTTGTCATCATATAACTTGGCGATGGACTTACGATCCCACTCCATTTTACCACCTTGGCCTTTAGGCGTTGCGGCTCGCCCTCTGCCGGGAACAACTTTCTTAGCCAGCTTTTCGCTAGGTGCGGAGGCTTCGGTTTCAGCAAGTTCTTCCGTTGACGCAGGTTCTTCAGATACACCCATAAGTTGTTCAAATGTATTGAAAAACGACGCTGCCCGTCGAACGTCTTGCTTAGCCACTGCATCTTGCAATAGTTGCAGTCTTGGCGCTCCTACCATCGGCTCTGGCTGGTTAAGCCAGTTCAAGAACGTTTCATCAGTATTTAGCTGTTGCCAACTTGGTACTGATTTAGTCAGACTATCAAAGAAGACTTCTTGTGCTGTACGAGCGGTAGACTGTTCTACAGTCTGTACAGAACCTTCGAGTTTCTTTAGCCTTTCTTCTACTAAATGTAGAATATCGGCTGTAGTGCTATTAGATACGTCTTGCGCAGCGCGCTTAACCATATCTACTAGCTCACTACCATACTCCTCGACGTCTTTTTGCGTCAGCTGTGGTGTCGCCTGCGGCACCGACAACTTCTGCTCCTCTGCGGCGGGGGGTGTTGACTCAACTTGAGCGAACAGTTCCCGCATAGCCTCTAGTTCTTGATCTTTCTTGTTAATCATCCCCTGCAAAACGCGCCACTTCTGCTCGGATGCCTCTATCTGCTTGCGCAGTTCGGCGATAGCCTCGCTGTCTGTAGCCGCTTGCGGTTCGGCCTCTGGCGACTCATCGGTGTGGTCGCTAGTTCCTTGATCGTCTATTGCTACGACCTCATCATCCGCGATAGCGTCGGCTTCCATCTCTATCGCCTGATCTTCAACTGCCGCTTCAGCTGGTTCTTCTGCCTCTGCTGCCTGCGCCTGCTGTTGATTCAGGGTTTGAATAAGCTGATCCGCTTCTTCGCCTAACTTTTTGGGGTCAAATACCATAGCTTTCTTCCTCGATGCCGGGTCCGTGTGCTATTCCTAACTGGATGCTCGGTTTTCCGCTTTTCTAAGGTGTTCATTTGCGTCGGATAATAGTCGAATAATCTCAGCTATTTCTCGTCCGCGCCCTTGTGCTATTCGCACGTCTATTTCGTCACGTCCCATAAGGGCATCGTCACGATGTTTTGCTAAACGGCTTTCTAGCCATTCAACAAATTTCGGCTCGTGCATATTTACACGGGCCAAAATTTCTAATGTGGGTCGATCTATTTTCATTATACTCCTAACAATGTATTTATTGTCAACTAAGGAGTCATACCGTTAGGGCTAAAATTATCGGTAACTGCGGCTCCATTCTCTAGGTTTTGTCCCCCGCCCACTTGTGGCTGTTGCTGCCCTTCTTGCGGAGGCAACTGCGGCACTTGGCCGCGACGGGGGACAAGCCTATTTACGTCCATCTCAAGCCCTTTGGCCACTTCGCGTAGAATCTCTGCCCGCCCTTCTGGGCCAACAATCTGAGAATCCATAGGGTTAGCTGTCGCCTGCAAGAACTCATTTCTGCGCAACTGCAAGGTTTCAAGCTGCATGAGCGAAATGGCTCCGCGCGCCTCTACTTGGGCGTCTCCTTTGATCGACTCGTCGTCGTTGTACATCATATTAAATGCGTACATAGCTTCGATAAGCGGGGACAGCACGTTTGTATCTACAGTAGATACTACGCCTTTAAGCCCTTTGTTTGCCGCGTTGAACAGCATAGAAAGGCCGGACGCTGTACGCCCGATGCCGCCGCTTAGACCGCCGCCACTACCCTGCATGTATCGCGGGATAAGGCTCCAGTCATCAGCAAAGGTGTAAAACCGCTCAAGAACATTTAGAAGCTCTGCGGAGTTGGTGTTTGGCTGAAAGAAGTTGATGGGGGCGCCGCTACCACCGTACTGGCTGTCGTGCACCTGCCAAATCTTCCAAGGCTGCATGCCCTCAATTTCTTCGCCCGGAGGCAGTCGGTCTACGTTGACTACCGCCTGTGGGCCAGATGCCATACTCATGTTGTTAACGAGTGAGCGAATAGCCGCATTTACTACGCCCTGCACATCGTCGAGCGCATCTGGCAGGCTTTGGCCCCAATACTCACCGGGCACTTCTTCCCAGCAGGCTTTGTAGTACGGGCGTCGGCCCAGTGGATCGTCGTTCAATGTAGCCTTAATAACGTGCCGGCCCAACACCCACGCGCACACTTCGTAGTCGCGCTCGGGGTCGTCGATGTCATCAAGCCCCCAGTCAATAAGGTCTTGCCCGCTAACAGGGCCGTGGAACTCCAACGCGTCATAGCGGTGGTCAGGCGATAAGTGCGTAAGCCTGTCCATTTCAGAGTCCATCTCATCAGCGTCTGTTAGTCCTAACCAGTTAGTGAGACTGCCGCCTTCTCCGTCGGTAAGCGCTGCGCGAATGTGCTCCTCGCTAAACCCTTCTAGTCCGATTAGATCGTACAACTCGCCACGACTAAGCGTAATGTGCTCAATAAAATAGCCATCTTGCGGCGTGATTGCATCGGGGGACGGGTAGCAACGAATTGGGTCAACGCGCTCTACGGTGGGGGCAAAAATCTCTTTTGGCTTAGCGTTCCATTTGCCGTTTTTGCTAGTCCACTCAAGCTCGGTGCGCCGGCGTACGATTGGCCCTTTAAAATGCGCCGCAGGGTACGTTGCAAAATCGTTAAGAAAATCGGCCCACTCTTTGTCCCATCCACACTCGGCTAGCTGGTCAGCAATTACTTGCTCCATGCGCTCAACGGCGATGCGCGCTTCTTCGCTTACTCGCATGCGGACAGCATCAGTAAGCTCGTTTCGGCGCGACTGGATCATGGTTTGCGAAGGCGCCTTCCCGTATGCAGCGACGGCTTCTAGTAACTCGTTTTGGATAGCTTCCTCAAGTTGCGCTTTGTCTTCCGGGGGCAACTCCGGCGACGGCGTAGGCTTAACAGTCCACGCGCGCTCGGCTTGTCCTAGATAGACGTCTCGTAGCCAAGACTCGGCTACACGGCATTTGTTGGAGGTTACGCGGCCATATTCTTCAGAGCCGCCGGTCTCGCGAATTGCACGTAGCTTCTGCGGATCATATTCGCCGCGCCGCGCTCTTTGCGATTTAAGGATACGGTCGCGAACCATCTGTTTCTGCGTCCGTGCCGCTTCCCAGCAGTGGTGTATATGCTGGGCCAAGTCGTCCATAACGGGCGACTCCATTTCCTCATCATCAACTAGCGCCCGTGCTTCTTGGGCGTCAAGCTCGGCGTTCGATAAAATCCGCACATTCATATTACGCTATCGCCTGTTTCTTCATCGCCATCCTAGCTTTGTCTACCATAGCATCTAAAAACTTAGTGCCGTAGTAATCTACTACTTTCTTAGGAATAACGAACTCACCCTTAGACAATGCTGCGGGTTGCTCTCCGTCGATCATAGCGGGAATAGAATCAGATTTTGCAGTGCCGGGGCCGTCAAGCAATGCACCGCCTACATCCACTTCTCCCCCATCGGCGAAGCCCATAGCTCCAGTACCGCCCATATTTGTTTGCTTTGCCAGCTGTCTAGCCAACTGCGCCTGCTGTTGTGCAATTCTAGGAATAGCTTGCTCGGGAGGCAGTACAGACTTGCCCAAACCCGCGTTTTTCATAGCCTTTACGTACTGCTTATACAGCGGACTCATACGCATATCGCCGGGGGCAACTACTCCGCCATCTTTAAACCCAAGCGGACTAAACCCTTGGGTGCCCTCGTTAGGACCAAAAGAAATAGCGCGCGGAGTGCTAGTACTAGTAAAGTCTCTAGGCGCGCTAGGTTGCCGAGAAATGGCAGAACCAAAGCCTTGTCCGGCAAGATTCTGGCGCAGAGCACTAACTTGCGCAGGGTCGGAATACGCGGCAAATTGACCGCCCGTCAAGCCTGTGGTTAGTGCCTGTGCCTGTGCCGCCTGCTCCGTTTCAGTAGTCCGCGCGCCAGTTAGAGCACGGTCGGCTTCTGCGGTAGCTAGCTTGCTTTCTAATGCGCGGCTAAAGTCTTCTTCAAAAGTTGCCATAAGTTTACCTTACACCGTTATGGATCGACTTTTACTGTATGAGTACGATCTTGTATACGAATCTGTTTCTGATGCACTACTATTGAAATTATACCCCGTGTTATCCCCTGCTGACGAGCCAAGACTTGCAGATACACTTCTAATTGCATACGCGGCCTGCGCCAGCCCTGCGTAAGTGGTAGCTTCTGAAGAAGCTAAACCTGCGTCAATAGTGGCTTGGGCCGCTTGTCGCTGGCTTTCTAAAGATTGCTGTAGTGCATTTGTATCAGCCAAAGCTAGTTCTACGTCGAGTCTAGCATTTTCTAAGCTAACAGACACCCCGGCTTTTTGGCTCGCAAACTGGACTGCCGCCTGCAACGCTCGGGAGTGGTCCGCAACAATGGCGTTGTTTGTACTAATCCACTGCGTAAGCGCCTGTATATATGACCGTTGCTGGTCAGCCGCCGCCCTAAATACGCCGATTTCGGCATTGACCGCTTGCGCACTCGCCGCGTTAAACCCGCGCGCCGCCTCGTTTATGCTTTGGTTTGCGCCTAGCGCTACGCCGTATGCGTCCCAGTTAGCCTTATAAACATTAGTGGCCGAGCCTTCCGCGCGCACTTGGGCAGCGTAAGCGCTAATTTTAGCTTTATCTACATCTACCGCAGATACGTAGCCCTTAACGGCGCTTGCGTAGGCTTCTACGTTTACCCTAGCTATGTCTAAGTTCGTATTTAGCCCGCGAAGATAAATAGCAAATTCTTTTATAGGTAAGGTATTTGCTTTAACCTCAGTGCTATAAATGTTTGCTTGTACGTTTGTAGTATCTATCTGCGCGTCGTATATGCCTAACTTAGCTTTGTTGGTGGTTAGAATGGCCCTATCTTCAGATATTTCTGCGTTTTTGGCTTTTTGTTGTGCTAGTGTAGTTTTTACATACTCGCCGTACATATCCACAATGATTTTAGCGGCGCGTAAATGCTCGTTGTACGCCTTGGCTGTAGCGTTAAACAACTGTATGTGCATGTTTGCGTTGTGCTTAAACGCCTGAATCACCGCTACGGCACTGGAAGTGTGCGCGCTAAAAGCCGCCTGCTCTATGGTCGTAGCGGCGCCAAACGCCGCAGAAGTTACGGATACAGCGTCGTTAGCGACTTGTTCTTGGGCGGCGGCTGACACGTCAGATGCCTTATCTTCTGCGTCCGTTAGTACTTTGTGGAGTACGCCCGCTAGGGTGCCGGACGTGCTGGACATACCTTTAGCAGCGCTCTCTATAAACGCCTGCCGTGTCGCGTCGTGTCGCTGGCGCTCTATCTGCGTTAGTTGGCGGGTAGCCAGTGCCGACACGCCTGTATCGTCTGGCTCAACTTGCAGCGCGGCGGATACTGCCGCTGTAGCTGGCGTTAGCACTAGCGGCCCCGGTGCCACCAGTTCATCTACGTTTGCATCTTGTGGGCCGTCAGGCAAAACCCCAGTAAACAGCGAGACTGGCGTGTAATCGAAGTTTAGCTCAGGTATGTCGGTAAGCTCGGGGGCTTCTCCTACTAGCACATTTGGTGCAGTAGGCAGGCTTAGTCCGGCGCTGTCGTCTACAGATATAAAACTTGCTTCGGGGTACGCTAAATTTGGCACCGGTGCCGCTACGGTGGGGAGCGAGTCCGGCGTTTCGGGCGTAGCAAAATCTAGGGAAGGCGGTGTCAGCGTACTAAACACGCCAATAACAGACGACGCGGCAGAGTATGCGGCATCGTCTACAGCCCCCGTAGCCTGCGCCGTTGGTGGGGCGGCTGGCGAAAACGAGGGGTTTTCTGGAATGTCCGCTGTTACGTTGGCGGCAAAGTCTACCGCTGGAATAGTTACGTCCGACGGATTTAGGTCGCCTATGTTGGTATTTATGCCGCTACTGACCAGCGATAGCGCGCGGTCAATAACCGTCGATACGTTCTGATATATAGTCGTCATGCGCCAATACTCCGCAAAGCCGAATCGCGTTCAGAGTAACCATTAGTGCCTTGCGAGCTAATCGAAACGCCATAAGAGTCAGCCGCCTGCAACGCTTCAGACGCTGTTAAGCTAGCGGAAGCGCGGAAACTGCTTAGTTGGCCCGAGGCAATGGCTGAACCGGCGCGCCCTGCTGCATCGTACACCGAGGCGTATGCTCTGGCTAACTGCTCATTTGCTGTTTGGGATAAGGTAGCTGCGCGTCCCGCTGCGCGCTGCGCGCGGTCTACGTACTCAGAAATAGCGGTGCCTTTCGCACCAAGGGCCGCTAACCCCGCGCCTTCAACAGCGATGTTGTTAACATAATCCGTGACTTCTTTGTTGTAATTGCTGCCGATAACGTTTATGCGCAGCGCTTCTGTGGCGTTGTTAACAGCGCGTTGCTGGTAGGCCGCAGACCGTTCGGCGGCTATTACAGACAGTCGCGTAGCAGAAGCGGCGGCGGCACTGGTAATCGCAGAAGCGTCAGCAGACAACCCTCTAAACTCTGACTCTTGTGCCGCCATTTCGACGGTTTTGGCCGAGTTTTGTTCTTGCGTGCCCCTGACCTTAGCGGCGTACAACTCATACTCAGAAACTGCACGGCGCACCGCTGTGTCAAAGGCTTGCGCCTCTGCCGCGTACGCCAGTACTGCTGTCCTAGCTTCTAGCACCTTGCCTTCGTAACTCTGTACGATTGCGGCGTACGCGTCTAGCTTAGTTTCTTCTCCCGACACTTGGGCCGCATAAACTGACGCTTGTGATTTTTTGGCCCGTTCTTGTATAGCGAAGCTGTCCGCGTCCAGTGCGTTAACTTGTCCAACTAGCTCCACCTGTCTAGCTTCAAGCTCAAACGCGTCCGCCTCGGCAACGGCTTGGCTAGTTTCGGCGGTGTACTGTTGCGCCTCGGCTTGTAGCCGCAGCACTTCAGCGTTGTAGCTACTTATAAGCGCTACCGCCGTGTTTAGCTTTGCTTCTGCGGCTGTTTTAGCTGCGGCAAAATCTAAGTCAAACAGGGCCGTAGCTATGTCCGCAGAGACTTTTACGGCAGCGGCGTACGCTGGAAGCATAACCCGCTTGAGCGCTACGCCCGACTTATACTGGGCCGAGCGAGTTGCCGCACTGTCAAGATTGGTTACGTACGCACTGCGGTAGTCGTCTACCCCATGCGTGTTGTAGCTCTGGTTGTCGAGTCCTCGGTCAGCTAGCAAGTTGTGGACGGTAAGCCCCGTTAAGTCGTCTCCATCGGGTACATCTACCCCCGCGTCAATTAAAGCGACGGCGGCGTCCTCTAACCCCGAGAAAACTTTTGTGTATGTAGGCAAGACTGGCCCTGCGGGAGTCTGTAGCCGCGCGATAGCCGCATCAAGCCCTGACACATCTACCAACAAATTTAGGTCGGCCAAATCTACGTCGTCTATGGTTGGCGGTGTAATATCTTGCAGTGTTGGCGCAAGTACCGTCTCAATCGGGCTGTCAGGCAAAGCAAACGCAGGGGCTTCCCCACCGTCAAACTCATAAGGTGTAGGTGCGGAAGGCGCTGAATTGTTCGGCGACAACGAAGGGACTGGGGGTGCGTTAAATACAGGTAGCGCCGGCGCGGGGATGTTGCCGCGCTCAACCGGGTCAGCTAAGTTGTATTGGTACGCCGCATTTGGATCAAACGACGCAGGCGAAAGACTTTGATACGGCAGGGTGGACGTGCTGACTGGACCCGTCTCAGAGAACGTAGCCTCTGGCGGCGTGAAGCTAACAGACCCAACGGACGCAGAAAACGCCCTGAGTTCCGCTACGGTATCGTACGCCGCGCTAGCCACTGCATCTGCGCTAGTCTCCAACTCGGTAAGGTACTGGTAAACCTCATTACCCCGACGAAGCACCTCTGTGGTGGTGTTAGCCGTCCACGCCGGAGAACCTACTACCGAGTAGATAACATTAGGGCTACCGCTGCCATCATAGTCTACTGAAACAGCCATTAGATTCTCCTGCTAAGTTCTTGTACTACTGGCACGCAGTACTGTACGTGTGTATACCCGCTAGACGATATACCCAGCTTGAAGTATGTGCTCTTTAGCCCTTTGCCGAACAGCGTACGAACTGCACGGTGGTCTCCGGCGGGGCGAGCCATCTCTGTATAGGTGTATGTATTCTGCGCGCCGTTAAGGTCGGCGGTTACTTTTATGGTCATTGGGCTGGCATGCGTAGAGTAAGAATACATAGCCGGAGTCGTCTTCAGTGAAGGCGACCCAAAGTTTAGGAAGCCAGACTGAATGGACAGACTAGCATAAGTGCTCGCTTGCTCATACAAACCGCTAGCTGCTACCGCGTACCGCCCCGCTAGACCTGTGATGTCGTTAGTGGCATAGCGCGACATAGCCCAGATGCTCGTGTGAGCAGTCCATGCGCTCTGCTCACCAAACGGTTGCCCACTTACATCAGCTACTGGGTATGCGGTGTCATAGATAAACGCTTCGTCAGTAACGGTGGCCTTAGCCTGCACCCTGAGTAGAGCGTTAGCTGTAATAACCGCTGATTCAGTGGCTGTAGCTACGGCGTCAGCTTCGACGTACGCCGCGCTGGTGATAACCGCCGCGTCAGTAGTAGTTACTCGCGAGGTAATCTGGAAATACGTAGCGTCAGTAATTACCGCGCCGTCTACAGCGGTTAGCCGGACAGGGGTGTACGCTCTCGCAACAATCTTAGCCGCGTCCGATACAGCGACTGTGTGCGTACGGCCCGCATAAAGAGCGGAGCTAATTACTGCCGATTCAGTAACCGTAGTGCGCGGCGCTTCGAGCGTGGCGATGTCACTGATAACCGCCGACTCCGTAACAAGTTGGACAGTGCGGACGTCAGTTACTGCTGTGTCGTTAATAACAGCGCCGTCAGTGTAACTAACCACGATGGTCTGACGGGGGTACGCCGCACTTGCGATAGTCGCTGACTCAAGCAGCTTTGACGAGGCTTCTATCGTTGCCGCGCTGGTGATAACGGCGCTATCGGTAACCGTGTCCCTAACCAGATCGGTGTACATAGCGCTGGTAATAACAGCCGTCTCGTAGACGGTCTCTTGCACCGTGACGCCTGCGCTAACGTTAGCTTGTATGGCCGGAGCACGCAACGGTGAAGGCGACGACACCCACGAGTCGATTGGCCCGATAACAGTGGCTGACGGGGCGCCTAACGCCGACCGAACGTCTAACTTTACGTCGAACTGGCCGACAGCAAATACACTAGGCCGACCGAGTGGAGACCGAACCCGCAAGCGCCCAGCCAAAGGTATAGATACTTCCCCTTCTGGCGCAAACAACGGCGCCGGCACGGAAAGGCGCGAGGACACGTTTGCGGGAATTTGCGCAAATGCCGCAGGTGCAGGCAAAGGAGAAGGCACTAACAGGCCGTGAACCGTAGTGTCCGAAGTAGAATAAATCTGCGGCGCGCCGGCTATAGGGACAAAGGCGCTAACAAACCCTGTTTCTACTTGGGTTTGAACTGCGGGTTTGCCAAGCGGTGAGGGGACACGCATCTCGCCGCCGTAAACCGGAAACTCCAGCGTGTGAAACTGTGTGCCCGGAACTTCATAGTTTTCGCTCGTGTAGCGCGCCTTAGCGGGCGTATATCGGAACGAGTCAATATCCCCGCCCCAAGTAGATTGGCTATAGACGTTGGGCGCCGACACACCGGGCTGGTCGTTAAACCACCCTTTTTTGTTGTTCCACTCGTAAGTGAAAACTTTAGGTTGGCCGTAAAAGCCAGCGCCTAGCAGTTGTCCTATGTAAAAGGGCGTGTGCGCTTGCTTTCCGTGGTCGCGGTCACCGTTTATTGAGGAGTAGTGCACTATAGCAGGGTAGCTAGTGTCGTCGCGGCCCGACCCCACCAACACGCCGTCTACGTGGATGTATATATTCCCCGAGCGCCGCGCTACTGATACGAAGTGCCATGCTCCGTCGCGCACGTTATGCGGCTCAAGATCGGCAACGATTACCTTGTGTTCTAAGAAATAGTCGAAGCTGTAATTTGAACGCCCCGTTACTACTTCAGTGTCTGGATAAAAACTAGACCAGACAAGCTGGCCGTCGGGCATAGAAAACAGCCCGCTAAAGTGCCCAAATAGCGAAGACGGGTCTATCGCCCCTTCACGGAGATTAACCTTACGCGCCGTTTCAGCGCCGGGGTTTAAGGAATCTGTCCTATTAGCGTCAAACGGCTCTCCGATACTAAACAAACATCCACGGTTCGACGATCTTGCCCAGTTTTGCCACTCTCCTGTAGACCCTTCTGCCGCAGCGATTTCTGCGAGAGTAGTCAGGGCATAGTCAGAGAAAAACCAGCCTTCCATCGTGAAGTCTTGGTCGAACAAAGGCGGTATACCGCCTTGGTGGTCTTCGGGCGCAGTGTTCCAGCTATCAGGATTAGTGTAGTACGCGTTGGCAAAGAAATCGTAGTACTGCTGGCGGTCGCCGTTGTCTAGCCCGTACCAGTGCGTGTAGTCACGTAACCCGTTAATTCGCAGGGACGCCGCCCCAAAACGGGAGTTATCAGTGTTACGAAACTGTGTGCTCGTCCAGTCCTGTGTGGTATCGGGCAAGTCAGCGTAATCGCCAGATGGGGAAGTTCCGCCGCGAACAAACAAAAACTGCGAATTAATAGGAGCTTTGAAAGGAAGCCCGTCTACGTAGTTAGTGTTGGTCGTAACACCCAAGCTCTCCATCTGAAAATTTGAGGCGTACGCGCGGTAGGGGTCATATACCTCGGGGCCAACGACAAGACTAGTCGTCGTGGTAAGCACGCCATCGTCGGGCCGCGTATCTGTCCAGCAAATCGCGTAAAACTGCCGCCCAGCATCCTCGGGAAGCATAAAGTCCAGCGTTAGCGTATTGTCGGTTTCTCCGGGTAGAGCGCCTACGCCGACTTCATACCACTGAATGTTACAGGCGGTAGGTGTAAACGTAAGCTGAATTTGCTGGCCTAGAGGGACTACCGACGATGCTGGTAAATTTAAAAGCAGCACCGGGACAGGGGGGTCTACAACTAGTGGTTCGTCTGCCGACCTATCCACCGGCTCATACTCTCTTATGTCACTGTCGTGCACCTCTGCATCGCGTACGTCTCGCTCCGTTTGATAAGACTGCGCACGCAGGGTGTCTCTCGCTGTTGCCCAATACAGAACCTCGTCTTCGTCTATAGTAAACGTATTACTAGTGCCGTTTGTAAGGACAGTAGTAACGGTATATAGCGCGTTGCCGTTTTCGTCGTACCCCTTAAACGTGGGGCCGCTAATAGAGGCAATTTGGCCGGCACCACTACTAGAAACAGTGGTAGTCCCGTTAGAGTTGGTGCTTGCTTGCGTAAAGCCCATTAGTCGTCGTACTCCACTCGCCACAGCATTGTATTAGCTGGGCCAGTAACGGCTGCTGAGAAAGAAAACCCGGTGTACTGGACTTCCGGCGGTGTGCCACTAGACGTATCTAGGTTGACCTTTATGGGGCCACCGCCCGGCTTGCGTCGTGCTCCCGGTGCAGGCGTGAAATCGAATGTGTAGTCCGCGCCCTTACCGCCAGTAACGTAGTCTGCGCTAACTAGAGGGGTGTTACTCGCGTTGCCACAAGAAAATACGTCCCAAAAATTGTATGTGGTTGTGGCTCCGCCGCCGCCTATAACCGAGTCAGGCGAAGGCAACGGGTCAAACGTATCGGGGTCCGGTGCAAACACAGTCGAAGAATATGCAGACGGAGATGCTGCGCGTATGTCGGCAAAACGCCGACTCACAGGGCCAGTGAAGTCCGTGGCGAGCGCCGTTCCGTCTGTGTTTTGCCGCGTTTTCCGCACAACCGTGATTTTAGCGGTACGGCTAGTCAACAAAGTGCCACCGTCGCCGGCTACATCTACAACGCATTGATAGCGGTGCCCGCCCGCTAGAGGGCGTATTCGCGCAAATGTTAGCGTGTTTGTAGCAGCAGTGTTGACTAACTCGGTGCCGCCATCATCCACCATGTACCAACGGTACACGGTCCCCGCTTGTGGCGTGTCAATGGTTACCGATAATGTAACTGCGTCATATTCATTTACTGTTACATCAGCCGGCTCATTAGTGATGGCTGGCACTAGCTACCCCTCCCCTAACCAGCATGGCTGGTGCGGCCTTAGCCGCCGATAACAGCGGAGACTACCGTTACTTGCGAACCTGCTACGATAGACAGCGAGTTAAGTACCAAGTACCCAGACACAGGCGTAGAGCCTGCAACCGTAGGGATACTAAGCAGAACAGCCCCCGCGTCGTCTTTGATTACGCCGTAAGTGCAGGTACCTGTAGCGTTTGCCGCCGTGTCCGGTCCAGCAATAGTCAAAGTAAGCACACCAGTGCTGACATTGACGGTGCCGCTAGGCTGGGCGTTTCCAGTGCCGAGCAAAACTTCAGCTAACAAAACGTCGCTGTCGTCATACAACTCAATTTTGCCGCCGACGGAGCCAGCGTCAATAAGTCCGAGAAACGCGGAGTTCGCTGCAAAAACAGCGGAAGAAGCGTATGTATATTGTGCGGGAGCGGGCATGTTTGCCTCCTACAGATGTTAGCGGGAACTAGTTTACCATAGATTACACATCAATAGATAACACCACAAGGAAAAACATCGGTAACTCCTGTAAACCCTGCGGCGCTATCTAAGTCAAAATTCGCTTCTATTACTAACAACGGGTCGCCGCTTGGGTCTGGCCTATACTCACCATAGGTATAACTACTAGGCGCTCCGGCTAAATAAACTACATTCTCGGGTATAGGGCCAACATACGGCATGTCGTAGCTATTAAACCGAGTAAGTTGGCGTTCCTTGTAGGTCAAAACGCGGCTTGTAGTCTGGGTAGGCGGCAACAGGGGTGGTAACAGCGACGCAGGGGACGCGCACTGCCCCCCGACTTGCACGCGATGCAAAGAAAAATCTTCAGACTGCGCCGTTACCCACCGGCTAGGAACGCAGCTTAACTCGTGGTTTACCGGATAGCGCCGTTCAAGGGTATACATAACAGTGTCGCTTGGCGCAGACCGCGCCGTTAGCTCTACGAAGGGAAACTGGGGTGCAGTCCCTCCGACGACACTGCGGATTTCGTGATAATTCACATACTCCCGAGTAGGCTCTCCCATAAGTTTAGATATAGTTACGCGTACGTAATCTGAGCTTGCGTTTGTAAGTGTTATTGGCGTAGTAAAGTGTATCTCAGATAAATTGTATAGCCTGTCATTATAGAACGGCCCCCACTCGTACACGAACTCGTTTCTTAAATCAGTCCCTGTGCGGCCATCTAGCAGCGATTCTTCCCAAAACTCATGGCCAGCGTAGTCTCCGTGCGCCCAAACAGCGCCGCCGCTAACTGGGGCTGTGTGTGTTTTTGTCCACAATACGTCTGTTACCCCGTCTCCTAAGTCTTGTTCTACAGAGCTATCAAAAAGTATTATATCGTAATCTACCGAACTATATGTCCACTTATATCTATGCGATGTATTTCGCACGTACGATATTTCTTCTGTTTTAGGATTTAGACTAGATATATAACAAACAAAATTACCGCCGGTCGTGTAAGGACTGTTCGCGTGCGGCGTTGACGTGTCGTAGTACTGCACGCTAACGGGACCACTGCTGGTGACCGTGGGCAAAGGCGGAACTGTCTTATTCGCTTGAAAGTAAACAAATTCTTTGCCGCTAGGGAAAACAAGTTTCTGCTGTGCCCACATGTAGTGGTCCATACCCGTAGTGGACTGGTTGTGTAACAGATGCCCGTACCGAAAATCTGCGTATCCATACTGGTACCCATAAAAGTCTATAACCGATTGCACATGCTGTAACTGGTCGGCGTCATCGTAGTGGGGGAATATGTTGTAGCTTCCTTGCGCGGCCTGCGTGTATTGATTTTTAACAAGATGGTATGTATCTCCGCCCGCAGAAAACGTAGCTCCTACGTCGGTAGTAGCCGCGCTAACCACGTTAGTTACGGGTGTCTGTTGCGGCTGAAAAGTAAACCCACTAGTGGCGTTGTACTCCACGGTTCGCGGAATAGCGGCGCGCTGTGTGTACGGCAAGGTTGTTTGGGACGCAGGATCGGTGAAGTTAGCAGCGACACGGTCGTATTGCGTGGTAACGCTGTTGCTGCTTAGTTCGTAGGCGGTAAAACAAAACTTGTTACCGTCGCTAGAGAACTCCACGGTGCCCGCCCACTGCGGCACAAAGCCGTTAGCGATAGTGAAGTCGTACTCGTCCTCTATGCCCCACGACACCCCCTGCGTTTCTGGTGTCCGCCAAGGCAGGTCGTATGACTCAGACAGCGCGGCGGGAAACACCGCTACTATCACCTTTGCATGCGTGCCCAATACCAGCGGGCCAGTGTAGCTGTTGTTAGTCTGGTAGTTAATATACTGCGGTACAGCGTCGGTTTCCCAGTACACCACGCGAATCCAAGTCTGGCCGTCTTTCTCAAATGGGTGCGCGCCCGCCACGCACATAAACTCATCAGTAGCGAGGTCGGCGTCAGGAAAGGTTTGGTTAAGTTGGCCAGTATAAAAAGGCGCGTTATGCGGCGGTAGCTCATAAAACCTAGTGCCCAAGCTAAACCGACGTATCTGGTACGCAGGGTAGCAATAGTGCGGGTTAGGCGAGTTATACATACCAACCCCGCCGGCGTACGTATTGACCGTAACATCAGGAGTAGGTACCCATGTAAGCCGCTGGCAGAAATTTTCAGACCACACAGAAAGCCCCGGCTCGTCTTGTATTGGCGAGCTAGGGGGCAATTCGTTCCAGTACTGACCGGGCACCGCGTTAACGTCGAATATCGTATTTACTGTGCCGCTGTGCTCGCTACCGCCGACGTTTAAACTAGCGCCTTTTACCAAAAAGTACGATGCCGAAGGGTGCGCCGTGTGTTTTTCAAAAACGTCTAGTAAGCTCAAAAACCCTCGGGTGTCCCAGTTAGTAGAGACAATCGCAGCGTAGTGCCCCGGAGAGTTACGCCAAAAATCCGTAAGCCACTCCCCTATGCCTAACTGCCCGTTGCCTAAATCGTTGTAATACTGCACTAAAAGCGCATTTTCTACGGGGTTGTCGGCGTATGGAAGCCCCCACTCTTGGCCAGAGTGCGCAATGTGCCTACCAGCCGCTGTACGGAATCCCGGCATCCAGTCGTAGTGCGAGTGGCCGAAGTAGCGGGGAGGGTTGACCAATCCCATATAGTACGTACCGGCGTCACCAGTCTCGCCATCTCCACGCAAAGGCCGGTAAAACGGGATTAGGCCAGAGCTATTTTCTGTCCGGTAAAAATTAGTTTTCTGGAAGATGCCCTCTTTAACGAGGCTGGTGTACAGCAGTTCTTCCGGCCTGTGCGCGTAGTACTCGGTAGCTTCGGGTTCGCTAAACGCACTTGCGTCTAACACTTTTGTGGTTATTACCTCTGGCTCACTAGACGCTGACTGCGAGTCGGCGCCTACGCGTATGGCGGCAAAAAGCCCGCCCCCAAGCTCCGGTATCGTGCCTTCGTTAAAGTCAAACCAATCCGCAGGGGTATTGCTTTGGCCGTCGTTAAAGCTGTGTGGTTGGCCAAAAATAGGCGCCGTCGAGTAGCGGATTTCTCGGTCCAGAGGCCAAGGAAGCGGGTCACCGGTGTTTGTGTCTAGGTTATAGGAGTCGTTGGTGCGCCAAGTAGCTGTAGGCGTTAGGGTTTCTAGCCCCTCGGGAATACCGCCCACGTACTGCAAGTCGTCCATGTACTTGTTATTTCTATAGTTATTTATGAGTACTTGCGGAAGAACCCCACCAGACGTGTACTGCACATAGTCGTCTTGGTCTGTTATAACCGTCGCGTCAGGGGTTCCCGCCCGCATGGGTAGTCCAATACCGTCCGGCTCGGCGGCAGATACCGGCGTAAGCACCATACCTTCGGGGCGCCACGGCAGGTGTAGCTCGTAAAAAATGACTTCATCTTGTAGCAGCTGAGCTAGCTCAGAAGGCTCTGTAGGACGAGGTTGGGCCGTTATGTATATGGCTGAATTGTTTTCGGCCACTACGACTCGCACGTTGCCAAACGGCAAATCGAATATCTTTTCGTATTCGGCGAGTCCTAAAGAGGAACGCAAAGACGCCGCAATGTTCGCACATTGCAGCGCTTCGGGGAGTAAAGCCTGCGCAGCGGCTTCGTCCCCACTAAAAAAGACGTTGCCGCTGAACACTTTTAGCTGTCGGTAAGTTCTACTTCGTACCCTAGCTCAAAAGTGTCGCCGTCGTTAACTTGGCGTGCCGCTGCGAAACGAGTCGCAGAAACCAGCGTACCGGTCGTTCCGCCTTTTACGTTGCTAGACAGTAAGCCTGCGCCGTAAATGTCGATAGCGGCAGAAGCGGCGATGGTGAACTGAGCATAAGAGGCCAAGTTACCAATCTTACCAGTCGCGGCAGAGCCAGCAGTCCACGCGCGGCGAGTAGTTTCGCTGTATCCCTCAGTGTTGCTGGTGATCTCAGTAGCGTTGCTGGTAAAGTTAGCCGCCGTCCAGTTAGAGGCCGGAGTAGCGTTGCCGCTGTAAGGGGCTAAGTACCACGCCGTAATAGGCGTCGTGCCGCCCAAAGCTGCGTCCAGCACGTACAAAATGCCTTCTGCTACTACCAAGTTTGGGTCAACACAAAGGTCTTTCCCGTTAACGCGGTGGTAGTATTTACCTTTGGCCATAATTGATCCGTGGATCAAAAGCCCCTCGTCTGTTTGCTTAAAGTCGCCACGGTCGAGGAAAGTGGCGATCTCACTACGGTGCTTCATAATTGTGCTCCTATCGCGCAAAAGCATAGATGCGGTCGCCCTGTACGACCAAGTTTCTGGGTAGTAACGGTAGACCTTCGATATTACTAGCCTGTGGGTATGATACACTACCATCTGGTTTACCAACAGCAAAACCTACATCAGTAAACCATACCGCTACTTCTTCAGCTGTACCCACCAATTCTGGTGGCATATTCTGCGTGCCAGTCACTACTCTACCATAGGGGGCCGACTGTTTGCCTACAACACGCATCGTCCAGTTTTCTGGGGCTGTTCCTGCGAAAAAATACGTATTTTTAGCGCCGCCAACAAAAACGCCGCCATCTAATGCGGCGAGCCACGTCGCTGGCTCTGGCAAACGTAAATAGTTGTGGGTAGCGCTGTGCGCGCCGTACTCCAGCGGCTCTGACCAACGAAGGGTGTGAGACCGCAAAACAAGTAGCCTGCCTCGCCAGTAGGCTAGATCGCGCCCCCCTTCAAGCTGTGTGTAGGCGTATTGCTGGTCGTGGAACTCCCTACCGGGGCGCTGGTTTACTACAAACGAGTTATCCCCGCCGTCCGCAGCGATAATGGTTTCGCCGTCTGTACACACCGGCCTATCTGTAACTACGGTCCACGCCAGTTTGTCACCATTGGTGTTCGCCGTTACTGTAAACCCGTTAGGAGATAGCTTACCAACCTGCGCGCCTCGGCCCGCATAAACGTCGCTACCGAACGCAAAGATAGAGTGGTACTCCGAGGTGTCGTCCAGCAGAGAAAACGCGTGACGCGACTCTACGGAGCCGTCACGGTCAATGTTGCAGTCCACCGCGTCGTACAGCGCATCGGGGGTGAGCGAGTGAGGGTCAACGGTGTTGACTATACCTCGCAACCACGGCCCTATAGCCGGTGCGTCAGCCATTATCCCGCGCTCACCTTCAGCGTACCGCTGTCATTCCACAAAGCTCCGGCAATGAGCGGGTCCGAAGTGGGAAGGGTAGGCATGATTATGTTAGTGCCACGGATTTCCATACGGTCCGTACCGTTAGTGGCTATAAACACAGTCTGGTTCGCTGCAGTACCACCGCCGATGCCGTTGATACGTAAGCCCTCGACACCACCAGAGACACTATGACGCCCAGTGATCTCAACCGCGTTGTTCCCCTCGGAAAACGTAATAGACTCGTTGGTGCTACCGATGTTGAACTGGAAGCCACCACTAGCCTGACCACGCCACGTAGGTGTAGCGCCCGCGCCGTCGCTAGCTTTAAATAAGAAGCGATCTTCTCCGCTGGCGTTGCTCGTGGTGAGCCAGTCGTTAGTCTCAATCCGGCCTGATTCGTCGATGGCAGGCAGAGCTGGAGGACTTCCTAACGTCGGCTCGATAGTCAAGTCGGAAGCTACGTAAGGCATAATCGTTGGCGACACCTCAAAGCGGAAGTCGCTGATACGGCACTTGTCAAACGTCTGGACGACGGTCCCGTCAGCGTAGGTCCATAGCCAAATCTTACCGCCCGTGTTATCGCCAGTGAAGGCCGTAGGCGTTGTAGTGAAGTGACGGGTTCCGTTAATCCAACCAGTCACAACATTGCTTTCACGCTGTATAGTGATAACTACCCATGAGTCGTCAATCTGACCGGCCTCATCGTTGTTAAACATTAATGTGCCGTTGGTGTCGTCTCCATTGGTCGAGTGGATCATCGTGATGCCACGAGAGTTCGTCTTGTAGCACTGGAACTGACCAAGAAGGCCGTTAGCTCCGCCGTCGCCGCCAAGAGTGAACAGGTTCTGGTACGAAGCTGCCGAGTCAACGAAGACCCGAATCTCAAACCAGAAGTCCTCTGTAGTGAGATCGAAGTCAACGCCAGTGTCAGTCTTGCCCTGCTTTGAGGTCCAGCCCTTGTCGTACAGGTCAGCAGCGTCTCCGCCACCGCCGCCGCCCAGAGAGGACAGGTCGTAGGTCGTATTGGTTCCGCCGATGTCTTCTGTGAACACCCATCCGCTAGCGTCAGAGTATTCCATCTTTGCCTTGGTGGTCTGAAGGACGACGCCGCCCTGACCTGCTACCTCGTTGGCAGCCCCAGAGGCATTGATGTTGATAGCGTTGCGTTGATCCTTTAGCGATCCGTCCGAGGCTTTATGCCCAATCAAAACAGAGTATTGTGCCGTAATGCCATCACCGGCTTCGTTACCGATACACACAGACTCGAAACAGGAACCCTGTAGCTTTGTCAGGTTACCGATTACGATGTTGTTAGTGCCATTATTTTGGGTATCAAAGCCCATCATTATGCCGGTGTTACCAGCGTACCAATACTGAGAGGAGCCTATTGCAATGCTAGTCGTGGCCGCAACATCAGGAGCTAGGTCATGAGTACCAAGGACAATCTGGTTTTCAGTAGGGTCAAAGGAGCCGCCGCCACCGCCAGCAGATGCCCAAGAGACATCGCCGGTAGCGTTGGTTACCAATGTTTGCCCGTCAGTGCCACGTGCTGCTGGGAGCGTATAGGAATTGGTATCCCCAAACGTAACCCTTCCGGTGGCTCCGTCAGACGTCAGGATGTTCTGACCGTTTTGGTCCTCAAGGAATACCTTGTTACCGGAACCCGGACGAACCTGTAGGTTGTTCTGGTTAGAGATCAAACGTCCCTGAAGCGTACCGATGCTGTTTAAGAAGTTTACAGAGGCACCGGTGTTGCCATATATAGTGATTCCGGGGTAGTTGGCGTTTACATAGTTAGGAGCGCCAGCGTCACCTACAACGATGCCGTCTACAGCCGCATTGTAGTACGTTGTGTTATCTGTCCAGAGACTGCCGCCGCCTGCCGCGTTGACCCACTGGCTTCCGTTATAGGTAAGTACCTCGCCGTTAGCGGGAGACGTAATAGTAACGTCCGTCTCGTCCGTACCCAGCGGGTTAGCCACGGGTATTGGGTGCTCGGCAGGCGTGAAGGCACCGGTGTAGACCGGGTCGCCTAACGTGACGCGTAAGTCGTCAATACCGCCGTCATACCAGCTACCTGAACCGGACACACCTGCGTCGGTGCCACCAAAGGCCCAGACGAAGTCGCCTAGGTCGGAGCTATCCACCGCAGTATATTCCTCAACGCCGTTGAAGTAGCCCTTGAGGTTTGTGCCGTCGAATACAAACGCAACGTGGTTCCATGCAGACGTAGACAAGCTAGACGTCAGGTTCCTACCGGCCCCGGCGTAGTGTATACCGGGTACGCCTTGGTTTACAAAAAGCCAGCAAAAGTTACCCGTAGCAGGCTTAGACGCCCAGTATACCGTCCCGCTTACAGAATCTGGCTTCAGCCAAGCCTCGATACAGAAAGAACCAGTACCGAAGTTTAAAGTCTCGTTGGTTGTGATTTTAGAAGCCGTAGGGAAGTCAATAGAGCCTGCCCCAAACTGCTTGTCCCCGGTGTCCAGCACAGGCGCGCCAGTAGTCGTGAACGTGTAGCCATTCAGGCTGTCGTCCTGAGTAACAGAAACGTCGCCCTTCAGCAGAAGCGTAGGGTTAGGCCCAGAAGGTGCGCCGCCAGTCTGGTCGTCGGTCCATACGTAGTCCGAGCCGCTCCAGCTAAGGACTTGGTTAGCCGTAGCCGTGCTGGTGTTCAGGTGAGCATCTACTGATGAGTCTTTATAGATTGGATAACTTGTAAGAACCCCACTTTCGTACTGCTTAAATACCATCGTAGAGTCAGTCGTGTTTCCAGTTACGTCGATCTCACCTACCTTTACATCCCCACCGCCCGGATTGTCTGTGTTAAACGGCGAACTGGTGTTGGTGATGATTGCTTGGTCGTGTATGTAAAGCTGATCGTAGTCCCCTTGCATCGTTCCGGTGTAATGGCCTAAGTACCACTCATCCGGGTAGGTATCACCTGCCGCAGAACCAGTAGCAACTAGCGCCCCGTTTAAGAACAACTGCAACACGTTGCCATTACGCTGCAATGCGTAGTGGTTCCAATCAGTCCATACTGGCTGAATAGTAGCTACAACTCTTGTCCAGCCAGAAGTGTAGTCCGCCAGACTTAGGCTTGCCGTTGTACTGTTAGTGAGGGTTGTGCCGATGTGTAACAGGTTTGAAGTAAACCCCGTACCGAACAGGTTTCCGTTAGAGGGGAAACTCGTGCCATCTGACTTAAACCAAAAGCCAACAAACCATGCGGTATCGTTAGGCCCGACCAGCGGTGTGCTCTTGTATAGGCGCTCGCCCGAGCCTAATGTCAACGCGCTACTAGCAACCGAATTTCTATCATTAGCGTAACTTGCGGTTCCGGTGAACGTCCAAGTTTCCGCGCTTTGAGCGTCAGTGAGGTTTCCGTTAAACTCAAAAGTATTGACTCTGCCCGGTGCTGAGCCTAAAGCTGCGGTAAGGTTTAGCGGGTCTGCACTGGTTACTAACGACGCTGATTGGTCTACCCAAGCGTAGTCTGCGCCATCCCATTCAAGCACCTGATTCGCTGTCGCCGTGCTGGTGTTTAGGTGCGTATCAACGTCAGCGTTGGTGTACGAGCTAGGAGGCGTGCCTCCAGATAGCATAAGCACCCCGCTACTAGACCACAGCGCGTTAGAAATGCTTGGGTCAGACGTAGGTAAGCCGGGGTGAAGCTCAACCGAGTTGGTAGAGTCGATTAACGCAGAAGAATCCTGAACAGTTTTGACGCCAGAGACGGTGGCAGTGCCGACTACCTCTACTGTGCTCGCTGAAGTAACGCTAAGCGCGTGGGATACGGTCAAATCCGTTCTGGACTTAACGCTGCTACCCATTGAAATGGTGCTGGTTCCAGAGGCGTTGCCAAAAAGGTTGATTCCAAGCGGAGCGTCAAAAATGACACTAGACCCAAGGCTGACGCTTAGCCGCCCTGCCGCTGCGGATACAGGGTGGTTGTCTATTTGCACGGACGAGTGGCGGGCAGCGCTTATCGCATTCGCCGAATTAGAAAGCTCGGGGCTGGTGCTGGGAAGAATATGTACATGGCTGTCGTCGTACGAATAGATAGAGCGGCAGTTAAAAGTGTTACTGGCAACGTAAATAACCGACCCCGTGTCCGCTGTAAAATCGCCAGTGGCGACTACTGGGTTGGTGTACGCATTCCAGATTTGTAGGTAAGAGCCGCGATTTATATACACGACGCTTAAATTACTAAACGAGTTAGTATCGTCGTTGCTATCGAACAAAAAGGCGCCGTTAGCTTGCAAGCCCAGTGTATTGCCCGCGTACCCAGCGGCGAACGCGTTTGCAAAGCGTACATTAGTGTTAGTGAACACCAGCGTGCCGTTGCCAATAGCGCCATTTGTAAAGACGAGCCACGAACCGAACCACTCAAAACTTATATAGGCGGTGCCTAGATCGTGGTTCAAACCCTGTAAATCAACGGTAATAAAACCGGCTCGTTGGCGATTATTACCCGATACTTCCCACGCGGTCGCGTGGCGTTGCGCCAAAAAATACTCGGATAGTGCGGCTACCGTAGCGAAGTCCCCGCCCGCGCCTACCGTATAGGTAGCCACAGCGTCGATTTCGGAGCCTCCACCGCCAGAGAAATAGTCTAAGCTAGCCCATGCCGTAGTGCCGTCGCCCAACTTAAACGTATTAGTGTCGGATTCTACGCCGATCTCGCCTGCGCCAAGGACAGGGTTAGTTGCTGTCCAGTTAGCCGCAGTGTCTCGGCGGTGAAGAATTTGGTTAGCCATCAGAAGTCTCCTCGGGGACCGTAGCTTCTTTAAATGCGCCTACAAACGCGCGCTTGGCTACTTCTACTTGGTCTAGCTGAAAGTGTAGGGACATAGCCTTTTTGTGTAGATCGTCGATCTGCTTCAGCAAATACGCTTGGTGCGCGGATAGCTCAGCCGGGTTGTACTCTACACCGTCGATAGAAATAGTCTGTGTGGGTTCGTTCGCGGTCATGTTATATGTCCTTAATAAGTCCAAAAAGCGGGAGAAGGCGCTGTAAGGCTTGTATCCAAGTGGACGTATCGTCCGCTAGTCGGCCCTTTTTGGTGTGCGCCTATACGCTTTATACCACACCGCCGCGCCGCGTCAAAAAGACGCAACGCTTTGTCCCCATACACTAAAAGGTCTACTGCTCTACCCTGCGCGTGCGCCCCCGGCGCCGGCTTAGCGGCTTCTATAGGGTGCTTAAAGCACCGATAACCACTAGAAACGGGCAAAGGGAAGCCGCAATCAGCACGGATGTTGTTAAGTATGTCCAAAAATTCATCGTCAAAATAAACCTCGCCGCCGCATTTGCCGCATTTGCACTGCAATTCGGAAAGCGAGAAATAACTCATTTCTTAATTGTTTGGGCGATTTTTTCGCCGCTGCGCCCTAAAATATAACCTCCGATTCCAATGGAGATAAGGTTATACAGCGCGTCGTAGTCTTCTTGGGTAAGCCCTTCAGCAGAAAAACCAAACCACCGCGCTACTACTAACCCGAGGAACGTCAGCATAGTAACGGGGCGCCAGTTAGCTGTTAACCAGTGCTTCGACGACGCTTCGGCATGGACTATCTTGGCCTTGCCCTCAAGCATAGACGTTTCGTACTCAAACACCCGCTGCATCGCGGCGGCTTGAACGTCGAGCAGGTGGCCCTGCGCTTTAAGTCTTTCTTCTTCGGAAGTGTGCAGTTCGTCTACTAGCTCTGCGGCAGGTTTAAAAATGCCCGCAATTAAATCGGTAACTGCCAGCATTACTTGTCCGCCTTTTTATCTAACTTGTTGTCGATAGTGTCTAGCTTCGTGTGTAGCCGCGTAAACTCCGCACGAAGCTCCTCTCTAGTGACGTACTCGCCCGCGACGAGCACTTCAATACGAGACACTTTGTCGGCTAAATCGTCGTCCGCCTGCTGCAAATCGCGCACGGCGTCCCACAGAGACTTCATAATCCAGCCAAAAACGCCTGCTGTAAGCGTTATAATAGTATTAACTACACCCTGATCCATACCAGTCCCTGTGATATATCGGTTGCGCCTATGTGCGATTATATATCAGCTTCTTTTTCGATGCCATAAATTAGGTAGTACTCGCCGCATTCTACGCATACTACAGCGTGGTTTTCTTCGTCCCCATGAAACGTCTGCCAAGAAAAGCTGCCTGCGCCACATTCGCTGCAATACCGGTCGTACGCGTCGTCACCGCGCCACCCCGACAAATCTACTACGTCACCCATACCTAGCCATCCTTATGTCGCACCGGTACCGAGCTATTTCTCCAAAGTCTTTATGCAAAACAATGGCGTTCATATCCCGACCCGATCTGTAGCCTTTAGCAGCGTGCCATGCGTCTTTGGCTGCGAGCGTTCTAAACGATTCCACCATACAGCCCCTAAGCTCTATTTTCCTAGAGTGGTGGACGTGCCCTATATACCAATATCTGTGCTCCGCTGCCCCCCATTCTTCTGGCTTGTCTGTAGCCATTAGCTCACCTAAGTCAGCCGGCTTTACGGTATCACCATGCGTCACGCCAATCAATGTTTTACCGAAGGCAAAATAATGGAACTTAGAAGTAGTGGGCTGTATAGTGACTCTAGGCTCGCCACTAAAATAGGCGTCTAAAAACGCTGCCAACATCATACTAGAGTGGTCGTCGTGGTTGCCTATAGCGTTTATTACTTCTACTATAGGGTATTTTTTTAACGCTATTTTTATAGCGTCTACCATTATCATACACCCTAATTGTAGTACTTTAGACCACCTTGTGTCTACATCAAGGCTATGCCCAGACCTGCTAGTGGTGTTAGACATGTTATCCGCGTGGAAAAAATCGCCCAAATTAACGATTAGGCACTTATTCGCTTGAGGCGTCGCCGCCACTAGCTTATCAACGGCGGAAAGCAGATCGGCCCGCGCTATGTTTATGTCGAAGTCCTCGCCACACTCCTCGGCCCAAGCGTACATACCAATGTGCGGGTCACCAAAAGGAATGGCCACCGCGATGTCTTCTGCGCCCTGTTTAGGCGCTTTAATCGGCTTAGCTATCCCCTTATAGTCGGCTACAAACTCCTCAATAGCTTCGCGAAGCGCAGTTAGCCGTTCTTCCGCAGCGAGTTTAGACTTAACCCACTGCCCAGTAGGTTTGCCTTCGTCGTTGTAATAAGTAGAAACCCCGGACACAACAAACCCGTCGGGAACGGTGTTAACCATATCATGTTCGGGAGAGTACCCCCGTCTAGCGGCGTTATTCCGAACGCGTTGCAGCATTCGGCGACCACAGCGTTCCGTTATGCCTAGCTCGTTAATAGCGGCTTTAATAGTGTTGCTTTTCGCTATATGCGTTAATAGTTTTCGTTGCGCGTCTGTCTGCGCATATGGCAATAATTCGGTAATGTCCACGGCTTTCTCCCCAGCGGTGGTTAGAGGCGGCTTATTTGCCGTTTCTTAGAAATTTTGCGGCTCTGGACATATCTTTTTCATGGGCTTTTTTGCAGTGGTCTTTTTGGAACACGCGAAACGCCCCGTTTATGGCTATTTCTACCCCTCGCCAGAACCACATGTCGTTCTGCCTGTACGCCCTACCTGACAAGGATTCATTCGGGTTAATACTAAAAAATACAACTACGTTAATTAACTGAGAAACTGCATCGCCAAAGCGCACGAAATAATCCAGAACGCTAGCGCCCCAACTACGACAGATATTACCAACGCGTTGCATGCCATACCCCCCTCTATAAGTGCTGCAAACATTAAAGTGTTGCTGCCAGATCAAATAGCGCGTCTAACTCATCTTCACCAAGGCCAAGAGCAACGCCCATTGAAATCACCCATGATGACAGGCGTTGTATTTCCGTAGCGTATTCCCACTCAAGACTTACGATTGTCTTTTCCGGCTCATCCATAGCCGCTATAGCCGCATCAACACTAGTCAACAGGCCAGCGGCATTTAATGCAAGCCGTGCTTGGCGGGGCGATACAATCATATCTTCACGCCGTTCTTCATCAGTGATCGCTCTTGTGTTAAACCCTTTGCGCCACTGTCCATCAAGCTCATAAAAAAACGATCCCTCTACTACAGGCGCATCTTCAGGAATAGGGTCTGTTTCGTAAGGGTATACATCATAATCAGCCAGCACCTCATTAGAGGGTGCTTTAGGAAACGAAACTTTAGGGTTGTCTTGTCGCAGTTGAGTAAAGGAATATTGTTCTGCAACCCCGTTATTTAGTTTTATGTAGCTCATTTACTGTCCTCTACTCACGATGACGGGATAATGCGTAATGCCCTGTAAAACAGGCTGTCTGAGGTTGACCACGAAAACGAATCAGGGTCTTCAGTGCCAGCAGAAAGCCCTAGTTTGTAACACAGCGCATTACTACCGTTGCCACTGTTTTGTGCTTCTGCCGCTTTTGTGTACCCAGTAGACGGCGTAAGAGTTGAAGCATCGTCATCTATTGCACAAAGTTGAACCAACCCGCTTCCGTCTGTCGCTATAGAAATAGACGGGGGGTCTTGACTCAATCCGAATCCCTCTAGATAGCTAGTAACAACTGGACTATCAACAGTGGCGTTCCTAAAGGCAATTGCTGTCCATGCCTGAACAGCAATGGTATACGACTGCCCAGTATCAACGGTTGCGCCCATGATTTTATAAGCAGGGATATTATGTATCGAATTAATATTAACTCTAGTCGGAAAATTAACCGTCCATCCAGACCAACCCGATGACGATAACGTGAAAGAGCTAAGGTCTCTGGTCGCGTAGGTAATGACTAAATCCCCTTCTTGAAGGCCGGTTATTCCACTTAAACTAGGAACTGCTGTGCCTGTTGCTGACGTAGCGCCAACAAATTCAATTTCGGCACCAATGTTGCCTGCGGCGCGAAGCATCCGACTGCGTAACATTAAGCGGCACCCACAAATGCGCCATACAAAGTTCCGTTAACCTGCCAAAGCTCAATGATGTTATAGCCTGTTGTTTCTAATGTTGGAGCAGAACCGCCGACCCAAGATATAGTGGGCCACGTAACCGTATACCCTGCGCCGTCATCAATCATAAGCGTTAAAAACTGCCCGTTCAAAATTGACTCAGTAAGCGTGGTATTTGCAGTTAGAGTTTTGTATTGAATTGTGCCGTTGTCGGGGGTAATGTCGGTTCCAGTAAAACTATATTGCTGTTCTTTTATCGCCTTAAAGAATCTACATTGCAGGTCTTCGTTAATGCTAAAAGCAAAACCGCCGGTTCCAGCATCATTAATTGAAGGAAAGACGCTGTTGTTGACAACAAATTCAGACAGGTTAGCCATTAGTTAGCACCTTTTAATTGCTCAACATCTGCTTGCAACACTTCAATCAAAGCCTGTTGCTCTTGGATGGCCTTAGTCAAAATAGGTATTAGTCCTTGGTAAGCCATGCTTTTATAACCTTCAGGGTCTTCAGTAACCAAGCCAGAAAGCCACGGATGATTTCCCGTAGCCTGCTCTACTTCTTGAGCAATAAAGCCTAAGTGCGGAGTGGTTAAATCAGATGCACCAGAGGCTTCATTGTAAGTAAACGAAACAGATCGCAGGTTATTTATAATATCTAAACAGTTGCACTCTAATGTCTGGACGTTATCTTTCCAGCGAGCATCTGATCCATTAATGTAAGAACCTTGGCCCCAAACGCCTGAGCCATTTACTTGCAGGTTATAGGCACCCCGATCTGTGTTGCCCCTAATTCTGACCTCACCGCCAGAAGATGTCGCAACTATATTTACTACCGTATAGTGCGTACCACTATCAAAGATTTTAATTTCTTGCTGGCCTAGGCCATCAATAGTGTGAACGGGATAATACCCTTCGGCAGTGCCGTTCCATCCCATTGCGGCTTCAAAAATGGAGGAAGTTGCAGAGGCCCATGCGTTCATTACGCTTAGACCGCTTTTGCCAGTGGCGTTAGTGTTTTGCTGTATGCGCGCAATAAAATCGCCAGACGACACGTAAGTTGTGCCGTTTGCAACGTCTAGCTGTGCTACAGGGCTTTTACCAATGCCAACTTTGCCGCCTTCAGGGTTAAGCATTAAGTCATACGTTGCAAGACTTAAGTTAGATACAAATCCTGACTGGATGTACGACCTGTAAGGAGACGATGCCTGAGTCCCAAAAATAATGCCGTTGCCGCCACCACCTTCTACGCAAAGGTTTGCATTTGCTTCCGCAACGGTGTCGTTGCTAGAGCCTAAAACAGCGAGTTTTGCTACAGGAGATGAATGGCCAATACCAACATTTTCTGACGCATCAATCGTAATGGCAGTGGTTGTAGCGTTATCGTCAATGCCCACCGTGGTAGCCAACTGCGCACTGCTTCTGGGGTATAACTGCCAAGTAGACCCGTCATATACAAGATCAAGACCCAAACTGCTAACGTCTAAAACCAAATCCTCAGAAGCGCCTTCAATGGTAGAGCCGTTACGAGCTACTGTGACGTTGTTAGTCGCCCAAGCCGCGCCATCTACTATAGATACAATGTCCCCAGTAGAGGGGCTTGCAGGCAGGGTAATTGTAAACGCCCCGCCAGAACTGTCAGCAATAATGCCGTCACCAGCAGATGCGGTATAGGCAGACGTTTTTAGCGAATAGGTTATTCCACCGCCACCGCCGCCAATTTCTTTAACCGTCCCGCCGTCATTTATGTAAAGTTTTTGAGCAGAAGTGTCTATAGCCACTTCCCCACTCACGAGGTTACTCGTGGTGGGGGTGGTTGTTCCGCGTTTTAACTTTATGGTTTGCGCCATAGATTAGTAAGTTCCACCGTCGATGGTTGCAACTTCCAGATCGAACGAAATAGCGCCAGTCGTGCCGGTGCCAACGCCTGAAATACTGCCGTCAGTAGACGATACAGTAACAGCGGTAATGTCACCATCGTTGTTGGTGTATTCGCTGCTGATCGGGATATTGTAGTACGTAGACCCGTCGTTAGTGAACTCCCAGCGGTCGTTAGTCTCATTCCAGCGGAACAGGACGTTGGTGCTGGTGCCTCGCTCAACCTCGATACCAGAGTTCTCTGATGGCGTGCCTGTGACGTTGTTATTGAGAACAATGATGTTGTCATCAACAGTTAACGTCTCGGTGTTGATCGTGGTAGTTGTGCCATTAACCGTCAAGTCGCCAGTAACGATTACGCCACCAGAGAAGGTCATGGTTACATCAGTAGCATCACCGATTGTAGTGCTGTCGCTGATCTGCCCCAAACGAGTTCGGAGGTTAGCAACGCTAACGTCTTCGTCTGTGATAGACACGCTAGCAAAACTGAGTGCGCCCGACCCGTTAGTGGTAAGAACTTGGCCGCTAGAGCCGTCAGTTGTGGGCAAGGTGAAGGCACTAACAAACGACTGTAGGTTGGCGTCGTAAGCGAGTACATCAGTGCCAATAGCCAGACCAAGCGATGCACGAGCCGTAGCACCAGACTCAGCGACCCAGTTAGTGCCGTTGCCGACGATGATGTTTCCGTCAGTAACGGATAGACCGGCGATGTCGGCGAGGCCGGCGTCGTACGCCTGTACGTTAGTGCCGATAGCCAAGCCAAGCGCAGTCCTAGCGCCAGACGCAGTTGTAGCGCCGGTACCGCCGTTACTAATGCCCAGCGTGCCGGTAACGTCTGTCGATAGGTCAACCTGCGCTACCGTGATCTGCTGCCCAGAAAGGGAGATGTAGTCGTACGCGCCAATCAGCGTAACGTCTGTGGAGTTATCAGTTCCAGCCGCGTCTATGTCAACGCCTACTTCAAGATCAAGTAGCTGTTGTATCTCGGCCTTGGTGATGCCGGTAGCCAGCACAGGCGTACCTGCGTTGTTTTTAATAGCACCGCCGACAGCGATAGGTGTGTTAGCCGCAGATGGGCTACCAACGTAAAAAGTATCCGAACCTGCTGAATAAGCCAGTTCGCCCTGTGCCAAAGTAGATGGGGCTGAAGACCCAGTACTTCGTTTAATCTTAATAGTCTGAGCCATTAGTAAGCCCCTCCGTCTAAGGTGTCAGAATCAGTCGTGCCTGTTGAAAATAAAACCCAATTAAACACATTTGAAGATATTTCCCTGTAAAAGTACATATCTTCGTTCACTGTATCGTACCATATATCACCTTCTCGGTACGTTCCACCACTAGGCGCTGTTGCTTGCCTGTAAAAAGTCTGTCTATTTATTTCTGCTATAAGCGGTTCATATAAAGTATCAGCTATTGTCTGAGACAATATATCCGCAGGGATGCCTAATGTAGACCTAGCAGTAGCGGCGTCTAAATCGTCCAGCAATGTTTGCATAAACGAAGAAATGCCGCGAATATCTGCCGTGTCTTGCTTGGGATAGCCCGCCGAAACGAGCAGTACGCCGTTGTTTTGCTGAGACCGCAGAACAAACGCCAAAGGCTGCTGGTACCCAGTAGCCGGAGGCGTCGCGGTAAGCCCACCAGACGCGTCGGGGTAAAGAATCGTGCCTTCTGTATATACACTTGTATCTACGCCTTGAGTCGTGCCGTGGGACACGACGAGACCAAAACTGCCTTGGCTTATGTCCGCCTCGGCGATGCCGATAGCTACATCTAACGTGTTATTAGCTAGATAAACTTCTTCCGCTTGCTCGCCGGGATTGTAGCCGCCGTACCGCACGGGCTGGCCTTTAGAGATATTCTCCAGCGCCTTGACCCGCAGATGCAGCTGATTGGCGTGGACTACGTTAGAGTAGTCTGTAAGCGTCTTGTTAGTAAACGTAATAACGTTGCCAGCAGTAACCTCGCCCGCGCTAATGTTTACTGTATTGACCGGCGCAACGACGCTAACAGTGTCGCGCGGAATTACAACATACTCAGAATCTACCGAAGAAACAGTCTGGGCAGACTCGTCTATAGTGACTAAAACACTATTATCCGTTGTAGTAACTACCCCGCTCATGCTACACCGTCACTTGGTCAACAAGAACAAAGGCGCCGGCGATCAGCGGAATGACGTCTCCTATAGTGTCGATTACTTCTAAGTCGTACTTGCACTTGTCGTAGGCAGGTGTGTCGGTGTCCGCGTCGCTTAAATAGAACGTGATCGTCCCTGCGGCGCCACCAAACGATAGCCCGCCGTTTTCAGTCGTTAACGTGTACACAAGCGTGCCAGTGCGCTTGTCGCGCACCTGCATGCGGCCTGTGTAGCCGGTTAAATTTAGCGGCGTAGAGTTATCTTCGTCAATCTTGGTTTCCTGTGCGTCAAGCCACACAGGGTCAGAATACCAAGTTATAGTGCGCCTAAGTGTAGACCCTTTGCGGACGCTAAAATTAAGCGTCGCGGGGGCAACTGTGATACCAGCAGCCATCGGCTATGCTCCTCGTTAGGGGGTGCCCCTGCGCCTTACTTTTTGCCTTTGTGCACGCGACCGCCGCACATGTAGCCTTTTGGCTTGGCCTTCGTCTTAGGCTTAGCTTTTGCTAAGCATTTGCCCGCTTTCTTACATTTAGCGGGAGTTGGGCACCCTTTACATGGTTTAAAGGCCGCGACTTTGCCGCCAGCCTTGTATCCTTTCTTCATCATCGCTTGCCTCGCTTAGCGGTTTTCGCGGATTTCTTGAACGCCTTAGCAGTAGGCGCGCCTTTCGCTCCCGGCTTGCGCATTTTTTCGCCGGAACCGGCCTTAATGCGCTTACGTTTAGCATGGATATTTGCGTACAAACCTCGCTTAGCCATTAGCACTTCCACCTTCTTCTAGCCTGTCGTAGCCGTGAATTGGGGTCTTTAGCGGCTTTGGGAAAATCTTTCATTTGCCCTGCGGAGCGCGCACAAAACGATTTTCGGCGTTTAGCGTCCTTACTACCGGCCTTAACCTTGCCGGTAACCGCTGTCTTCAACTTAGAGCCGGGGTTAGCCTTACGGTACGCGGCGACGCCTTTCTTCGTCATGCCTGCGCCCGCTTTGGTCTTGCGGTAGTTGCCGCCTTTCCCCGTAGTGCGCCGAATGGGTTTGTCCGCCATCGCGTGCCCCTTTGTACACTCAAACTTATGGGCGATTGTAACCCGTAACCGGGCATTTATCCAAGGGTTAAGTCCACGCCCCCATATTAGCAGGTACAATACGCCGTTGTCCTTGCCGCATCAAGCGGTCATAGGCACCGCCAAATATCTGATCTACATGGAGTGCCGCGTACTGGTGTGCATCCGCTATGTGCGAGTGGGAGTTTTTCTCGGGTTTAGGCTCAACTTCCCCGTTTTGCTTCACCTTATACCTATACCCGCTTCTCAGCGCCGTTATGAGCCGCTTACAGCTAGGGTCTATGAGGTGTCTAGGGCCAGTATCTAAAGCGCCACCCAAAAGGTTTTCTACAGCAGCAATGCGCGCCGTTACGGAGTTGGTTCTTGCAGGCACCGCTGTAAAACCTTCAGCTTTCAGCACATCAAATACGGACCGCTCGTCCGTCTGTGCACGCTGTGCGCCAGCGGGATCGCCTATAACTATAACAGGAAAACCGGGAAAATCGTTAGTCAAAAGTGGACGAAGCATCTCTCGACAAAACCGTAGTATCCCCATGCCATCTGAGGTAAGCTCGGCCAGCGTTAAAAAACGCCCTCGCGAATCTTGCTGACTTATGGTACAAGCGGGCGTCAGCCCGAAGTCCATCCCTATAATTAGCGGGTAGTTCTCGTCCACCAGTGGCTTAATAGGCTCCTTCGCCACATGAAACTCCGAGTCGAAGCTCCTAAACACCGGTTTACCGGCCAAACTCTTGCCAAACTTAGAGTGCACATACACGTCCACCCAGTCCTCGTCGTTAGACTCGGCCAAGTTCTCGTAATACCCGTCGGGCAGGTACTGTAACCAGTCGGCGTCCTCACTCATCCCGCTGGGCTGAGTAAAAACCGCCGCATTGTCCGGTGGATCGGTAAAATACTGCTCCCAAAACGTATCTGCGTCCGGCGGGTTGGACATGCCCCACAACAACGCGTTACTACTCCCATCATCTTTGACACAACCGCCGTTATGCTTGCCCGGCGACGGCGGAACCAGCAACTTGTCGGGGTAACGGCCTAGACGACCTTGCATCGTAGAGAAAACATCGGGGTTTATCTCCCTAAATTCGTCAAAAATTGCGAAGCTGGCCTGTAGCGAGAGCAGTCGCCGCACGTCGTTGGAGTCGTCAAGCCCCCTAAACAACACTTCGCACTCCACATCGTCGAATTTTAGGGTGTATTTCATCTCGGTCTTGGCCAGATTGCCCGCCAACCCGTCAGGAAACCACTTCAGAAAGTCCTGTATAGAGGTATCCCAGAGCATTTGGCGCGTGTTCCGCACCCAAACGGCCCTAGACCGCCGTATGCCGTCCCTAGACGGGTGCATTTGCTTCGCGTGGTACGCGATTTTCATAATCCCCGCGCTAGTTTTTGTACTTCCCACCGGCCCCAGCTGTAAAGAGATGAACTTCTCGGAGGTAAAAAACGGAATCAGGCTCTTTGGCGGCGTAAAATCGACCTTCTCTATAGCTAGTCCCATAACCCCTCGCTGTCCACCTTCTCATAGTCCGCATCTATCGCAGGCAACTCCTGCTTTGCGGGTGCGTTCGCTGTGATTTGTATGTTTTGGTCGGGGCTACCTAAGTTGATATTGAGAGAAAACCCTGAGCCTTGTTGCTCTTGGCTTGGTTTAGGCTCCAGATTGGCCCAGCGAACCAGCAGTTCCATCCCTTTTAGCACAGCCATCGGGGGTGTGTCTGGGTGGTTTACTAGTCGGTGCACGGTGGGGATACTTGCTTCCGCAGAAATGTGCGACTTCATCTGGAAGCTAACGCCGTCGTCTTCGATCTGTTTCTTTAGCTTCTTGACCTTGCGCTTAAACACAGGGTCTTTTGACAAATTGACGAAGTAATCTTCCGGCACACCTATTTGAGCCAAAAGCTCCCCTATCGGCAAGCGTGCTCCCGCCTCATTTCTGGCGACCTCTACCGCGACGGCCTCTATATCTAACTCACTCGTTATCAGCGGAGTCTTCATTCTTTGCCACCAGTCTAAATGCTTGGCCAATATACCGGTCGTAATCAGCCCATCGCAGGTATTCTAACGCAACCACCGGATGTACTCTACGCAGTGACGGCGTGTTTTTTGCCGGGCGAACATACACCATAATCTCGGTCATCATCAGCCCGCGTCTATGCAACGCATCCACACACTGCCGATATGCTGTTGAGTTTAAGAAGTTGCCTAAGTTTTTCTTGCAGCCTAGCTTCTTATGCAGCGTTACCAGATCAATCACATTGCCTCCTATAAATTCTATAACCCCAAAATTTTGGCCGGAAAAATTTTACGCGCCGGTCGTTGGGAAATGAAATATATAAACCCAAAATTTATAAGTCAATAAAAATGAGCCTTGCGATATACGGGGTACGTCTACTATCACTGCGTGGGTGGACATGGACCCACCCCCCGTGCTCTACTACAAACATGTTCAGGGCAACCCGGACATACCCCCCTCCCCCGACGGGGCGGGACACTAACTAACTAACAGAAGCGAGTGAATGTTATGATTACTTTAAATTTTGGTACCACCGTAGTAACCACCGAGTCCGCAGAATGCTTGAACGACGCCGCTAGCAATAAGCTAATGCGCTACGCGCAAGACGCAATTTGGTATAGCGAAGAAAAGCAGGATGAAGCTGTCGGATTCATGACTGATTCCCAACTGGCGCGAATGCTTCGCGGCATCTGTCGAGTAAAGGGTAAGCATTTCGTCGAAGCCGAAATCGAAGGCTTAGAAGATTAACTCGCTCGGGGGCTTCGGCCCCCTTTTTTATTACTATCACTTAACTACTATCACGCGCCGCCGCGTAGAGGCTTGCCGAGCGCGCCGATCTGTGTAGTATTGACTCCAGCTAACACGTGTGGTGTTAGCCAGGTAACTAACTTACCCCCGGAGGTACCATGTTTACTTTCTACGTTACAGTACAGACCGGACTTGAGTCCGTATACGAGTCCCCCCTTTTCTTGCACAAAACAGAAGCCCTAGGGTGGATGCGCGACGAAATGGAGTGCATTGCAAGGGGTCGCGCGGATCTATGGCGACTACTAGGGTCAGACAAGCTACCCGAACTAGTTATGCTAGAAGCGACGGCCGAAAAGAACCTATGACGCACGGGGCTTCGGCCCCCCTTTTTTTTCTTACTATCACTTAACTACTATCACGCCGTTTGTTGCAGAGG